CCGGGCTATGTGGGCTTTGAAGATGGCAACGTGGGCGGCGGCAAACTGATCTCAGACATCAGCAAGCATCCGTTCAGCATTGTGCTGTTTGACGAGATTGAAAAGGCACACCCGGACGTGACCAACATCCTGCTGCAGATGCTGGACGAAGGCGTGTTGACCGGCGCCAATGGCAAGAAGGTCAACTGCAAGAACACCATCATCATCATGACGTCTAACCTGGGCGCCCGAGACAGTGAAGTCAATGCCATTGGCTTTGGCTCGCAACAAAAGACCGGCGAAGACGATCGTGCACTGAAAGAGTTCTTCAAGCCTGAACTGCGCAATCGCATTGATCAAGTGTGCAAGTTCCAGCGCCTGGATCAGTTGGCCATCAAGAAAGTTGTGGTCAAGTTTGTGGATCAGCTCAAGGCCAGCCTGGCAGCCAAGAGCATTCGACTCACACTGTCAGAAGACGTTGTGGACCACCTGGCAGACCGGGGCTACGATCCCAAGATGGGCGCTCGTCCCCTGAGCCGCAAGATCGACGAACTGATTCGTGTGCCACTCAGCAAGCGCATCTTGTTTGATCGACTCAGCGACTGCGACATCCAGGTCAACATGGTCAATGGTCAGGTGCAGTTTGACGTTGCCGCACATGTGGCAGCTGGCGTGGATGCCAACGGGATCATTCAGGTATGACCCCCTTGGTGTTTCAACAGGAACAGCGGCAATCGCTGTTCCTGAATCGATATCAGTATGCCCTGAGCTTGGGCAGTAGCATAGCCAGCTTGTTGAGCTACAGCAGCCTTGACCAAGCGCTCGCCCACCTGGAACATCATCTGATCTATATACCACGTGGGGGCTTCAATCGCTTGCCGCCGCCAGTGTCGGCCATGCCCCCGGAGCAAAAGCAACAGCGGAGAGATCATCTCACCGTCATGCACACTGCCATACACCGGCCGGGTGCGGTGTTTTCCACTCGCAACGAATACCACAACTTGAGCATATTCTCAACTGATGTTGCTTATCTAGAGAGTGTGGCCGCAGCGGTCACAGCAGAACCACTCAACGCACTGGATCCGCATTACCGCTTGCAAGCCCGAGAAGCGGTGGTCAGCCTGCCCTCGGGTGTGGTGCTGTTGAAAGATCCCGGTCCCTGGCGATTCAGGACACGTTTCAGCGAACGCAGGCTGAGTCAGGAGCAAATTGCTGCCGTGGGAGACTTTTTGCGTGTGAGACCCGACACATTTAGAGTCAGCCCAGGTCTGCAACGAAATCTTGGATCAAAGTATGCCAGGTGGCTGTCTGGCACTGTGGACCATGTGTATGAAGAAGACATATTCTTGCTGAATCTTGTGGTGCCCAACATTATTCGCAGCACAATGCCCATACAAGCTAAATAGTAAACTATGGCAAAAATCCACGAAGAAATCCTAACCGTAAAACTCAGCTGCCTGGTGCGTGATTCAGGCGACGAACCTGTACTCAGCACCGCAGAGCTGGCAGACGCCCTGGTTACTGTTGCTGAAGAATTGGCCGGCAAAGGCGTGATTGTGGAAGTTGAACGACTGCAATGATCACCACACAAACTCTGCTGAGCAACGTTGTATACGGCACCCCGTCGGGCAACTATGACGGCTCCAGCTCGGACTGGGTGACTGATGCTGTTCAGGCAGCTGATTACTATCATGGACGTGGCAACCTGCAGACTGTGTTGTTTTCAGTAACAGACTTTGAAGGCGATATCACAGTAGAAGCCACTCTAGACAGCACACCCAACAGCGTGGATACCAAGTGGTTCAACACCTATGTGTTTGGCGATGGCAGCACTGTGCCCTTGACTGACTACCATGCCACCAACATTGCCGGCAACTTTGTGTGGATCCGCTTGCGCATCAGCGGATTTGCCGGCGGCTCTATCAACAGCGTGACCATCTCCTACTGATTGTCTTGCAGTTATCGCCGTGCCATCTTGAAAACACACCAGGGTTGCACAGCAGACGGCAGTACACACAAGATATTCTTTTTGAGTGAGCAAATGCGTATTTTCCTTTCTGCTCTGCGGTCCTGTTTAGTTGTTGCTGTCTGAGCTGTTCTCTTCGCACTAGTGTCATCTGCTCGGTAGTTTTTTGACTCAATATTTTTTTCAGTTCATTGCTGATTGGACCTCGCTTGTGTCCGGTATTGCCAGATGTTTTGCCTCGACGAGCGATAGCCGCCTGGTGCCTTTCTCTAACCTCAGGGTCATTCATTGGATTATCAGCAGTCATGCGAGTTGCGTGATTTATCGAAAATTGTTGACGTAAATATTGGTACGTCCTGCTGCACACCCTGTGTCTCGTTTGCTGATTGTTTTCTTGATTGGCCATATTCCATGCAGCATAGATCATCTTTTCTCTTGACTCGCCGTCTGTCATTTTTGTCAGCAACAAATGACAGACAAAGTGTTCTTTTGCGGTTAGATGCACTAAATTTTCTTTGAGGTCTGACCCGCCTAAACTTCGTGGGATAATATGATGTCGTTCTTTGTATCCTGTTAGAGATCTTGTTTTTGCTCGTCGAACGATGTTGTTATACCATGTGGTATATTTGTTGTCAATAAATATCATTGCTGGTGCTCCGTTGAAGCATTAGAGTAGTTGGATATGTCCAGTATCGCGAACTACACCTTTATTTATAAATACACGTATGGGCAGAACAATAGTTATAATGGCTGGCGGATTTCATCCTTGGCACGGCGGACATACCGCCTTGTATCAGGCTGCCCGGCAAACATTCCCCGATGCCGAAGTTTTTGTGGCTGCCACTGACGATACCAGCACAAGACCTTTCCCGTTTGCTGTGAAAGAAAAGCTGGCCCAGTTGGCCGGAGTTGAGCCTGGGCATTTTGTTCGTGTCAAAAGCCCATTCCGTGCACAGGAAATCACCAGCCAGTTTGATCCCGAACAAGACCAGCTGATCTTTGTTCGCTCAGAAAAAGACGCAGGCAGCCAGCCGCAACCTGGAGGCGTCAAACTGGCTGGATCGCCCAGTTACCTTCAGCCCTATTCCCCAGACCAAGAACTCAAACCGTTTGGACAGCATGCCTACATGGCCTACTTGCCCACTGTGGAGTTTGGACCTGGACTGACTTCGGCCACACAGATTCGCACTGCCTGGCCCACCCTGAATGACAAGCGTAAAACAGCCTTGGTCATGAGCCTGTATCCGCGCACTCAAGGCAATGCTCGCTTGGCAGCCACTGTGGTTCAGCTGTTGGATGCCGCCATCATGGACACCGTTGCAGAAAATCAAGGCTGGGCAGCAACTCTAGAAACCGGAGACGGGCCAGTGGAAGCATGGGGTTATGTGTATGATCGTCGTGACCAACGTGTGGCATGGCGCAAGACATTCCCTACACTGGCCGACGCGCAGCGCTGGGCACGTTCCAAGAATGCCACCATGCTGGGGCACACACCTGCCAAGCCTGTTGCTGAACGAGCCGAAAACTCCAAGGAATACACTAGAGATCCTGAACTGTACCGTCTACGAAACTTTGCCAAACAACATTACAGCCAGTACACTGATGATGCAGACATGGCCATCATGAAGTGGCTGCAACGAGGACTGTATCACAGCGAAGAAAACGACATCAAGCATGAGAAAAGGTTGGCTGCATTGGCTCGTGAAATACAGAACATCAAAAATCAACTGCGCCAACAACAACCTGACTTCCTGGATGAAAAATGGAGTCGCAAGTACAAGCGCAGCATTGATTGCAGCAATCCCAAGGGATTCAGTCAACGAGCACACTGCGCCGGCCGCAAAAAATGAAAATCAGCGAAGTCAAGCAGTTGCACGAGAGTTCGGGCTACAGCCTTGAAGGCAGCTTCACGCCAGATCTGGTGTTCAGCAAGTATTGGCTCATGCAAGAACTTGCCAGGGTACAGCCAGTCATTTCTACCATGTATGTGTTGGGTTCTTGGTATGGAAATCTATCGCTGTATATCACAAGATACGGTATTCCACAAGTACAACGCATGATCAACGTTGATACCAACCCCGAATTTCAGCAAACCGGACAACAACTGCTGGATCTCATGGGCGGCGGGCCTGTTGATTTCATGAACAAGGACGCCAACCGGCTGGATTATCGGAAACTGGATCGCAATGCAGTGGTGGTCAACACCAGCGTTACCGACATCACAGGCCGCAAGTGGTTTGACAACATCCCCAGCGGCACACGGGTGGTACTGCAGGCCCGAGACCATGATCCCAACAGCGACTATGAATCTGTTGAGGATGTGATCAACAGGTTTCCCATGACACAGGTGTTGTACTCTGGTGAATTACCGCTCAGGGACCCCGAAACTCAGTATCGTCGTTTCATGGTGATCGGCGTCAAATAACATAGGAAAAATTTTTCCTGGTGTGTATAATCCGTAAATAGATTACCTTTACGGAGAACTCAATGGCTGACCAGCAACAAATTCAAATCCAAGTGGACGTGGACTATCTGCGTACCACCCGTGTTCACATCTGCATGCCCTGCTACGGCGGGCAACTGACCGAACAAACATTCATGAGCTTTGTGAAATGGGCCAACACTTGCCGGCAACTGGGCATTGATTGGACTGTGGAAACAATGACCAACGAGAGCTTGATCAGTCGCGCACGAAACACACTCACTGCCAAGTTTTTGGCCAACCCTGACAGCACACACTTGATGTTTATCGACGCCGATATTGGCTGGGAACCGTGGCATCTGCTGGTACTGCTGAACGCACAAAAAGATGTCATTGGCGGGCTTTATCCCATGAAGAGCCTACCAGTCAAGTGGTGTGTGAACGGCATCCCGGGCATGGTCGAGGAACCTGGATCCAATCTAATTGAAGTTAGCAAAACCGGAACTGGCTTCTTGCTGATCAAGCGTGATGTGTTTGAAAAGCTCAACAGCCATCCTGCTACCAAGCCGTTTGCTAATGACATTGGGCTTGATCCCAGCTTGAATGTGCACATGAAGACCTACTTTGACACCGCGGTGCGCGAAGGTCGCTACTACAGCGAAGACTGGACATTCTGTGAAAACTGGCGTGATCTTGGCGGCCAAGTGTGGGTAGACAAGCGTGTGCTGTTGCGTCACGTGGGCACCTATGTGTTTGACTACAACAATCACCAGCAACTGTATCGGGACCTCAAGAACATGTTTGAGCCTGCTGTTGCACCTGCCGAGGTCGAAGTCAATGCCGAAGTGATTGCCTCAAGCGAACCTCCACCAACAAACACATAAGCGGTAAATACTCGGTCATGAATATTACCGAGTTAGACACCTACAACCTTGCAGATGCAGTCAAATTTCACAATCGACTGAATCCCCGACTCTGGGGTAGCGACGAACACTTGCTACCCGAAGTACAAGCCAAACTCTTGGAGATAGCCGCTGATTTCCAAGAGTTTCTCGGCGTTAGTGATCTTGAAGTAGAAGACATTACCATATCGGGCAGCAATGCTGCCTATTCCTATACTCCGCACAGCGACATTGACTTGCATCTAGTGGTGCGTCAACCCAAGCAGAACGACGAAGTTTATCAAGAGCTGTTCAACGCCAAGAAATACCAGTACAACGACATGCACGACATTCGCATTCACGGTGCCGATGTTGAATTGTATGTGCAACCTGCAGATGAGTCGCCGGTGAGCCTGGGTGAGTACAGCATCAAGAATCAAAAATGGATTCAGGTTCCGCGACGCAAGCGGGCCAACATTGATCAAAACATCGTGAGGCACAAGTACGAAGACCTCAAGGCTCGTATCGAAAATGCCATTGGCGACGACGACAGCAAAAAGTTGCAGGCCCTGGCTGCCAAAATCAAAGCCATGCGCCGTGCTGGATTAGACCAACATGGCGAGTTTGGTCCTGAAAACCTAGCTTACAAAATTCTACGCACACAAGGCTACATCACCAAGCTGTATGATGCCATGGCTGCGGCTCGAGATCGAGAACTCAGTCTCACCGAGCGCAAGAAAAAAAGCAAGAAAAAAGCCCGAGTCAAGTATGGGTTTGGTGGCTGGTTCTATCCCGGTTACAATTTTGATTCAGGTGCAGCAGGCGACTCAGGCGATGGCGGCGGAGGCGAAAGCATCAACGAATCCACCACTGACGAAGCCAAATCCAAGATCATGGACTTCATCAAGTTTGCAGCTGACATGTTGGATATCAAACGCCTGCCCAAGGTGCATTTGCATACTGATGCAGACTGGGGCACACAAGAGCACAGTTTTGGCAAGTTTGTTCCAGAAACTCACGAGCTGCATGTCAACATGGCCAACCGTCATGTCATGGACATCATGCGCACCACGGCACATGAGCTGTGCCATGCACGACAACATGAGCTGACTCCACTACACCTCCATCCCACCGCGGGCGAGACTGGGTCCGAGTTTGAAAACGAAGCACATGCTGTGGCAGGTATCGTCATGCGCCGGTGGGCACAGGCTCACCCCGAAATGTTTGACGACCAGCCCATTACCGAAGCATCTGGCTACATTCCCACTCAACGAGAAAAGAACGATCCCAGGTTCAGCATGGCCCTGACTCAGGATGTGCGACCAGGTGCCACAGGCCGCGAAGCCAACAAGCTGGCTCTCAAAACTGGAGCTCAAGGTGAACCCACTCTGTTGATTCGCAACCTACGCAATGCCCTGCGTGAGTTCAAGGAATCCAGTAGTGACGTTGACCTGTTTGAAGTTCGTATGAATCCGCGAGCTTTGCAACGTGCTGTGGCCGACAGTGGTGCCCGGGCTGGCCTTGAGTTTGAAATGATTGTGCCTGTTGAGGTACCCGAAGATGACGACTATGACATTGATTACGGATCTGAGCCGGACTGGGAACAAGATCAATCGGCCAGCGACATAGACGATGTGATCAGTTTCTTTGACGAGAACGATGCCAACACAGTCCGGCAGTTGCGTGACCTGAGATCCGAACTGCAGGATGAGTTCGATGAGTGGCAGCAAGATGAGGTCCTGGGTGACTGGCAGTCAGACCAGCGTGAGTTCATTAGTGACTACCTTGTGAACAACCCCGACGAGTATGATGAAGAGGAGGCTCGCCAGCAAGCTGTGAGTGAGATCACCGATGCCAACCCTGACCTGGATACTGACAGCAACGAGTATGCCCAGTTGGTGGATCAACGCATGAGAGAACTGTTTGACGAGTTTGTGCAGATGGTGATTGATCAGCGCCAGAGCTGGGCCAGCAGTTTACACGACCGTATATACGACGAGTTTAGAAGTCAAACTGCTGACGACTATAGTGAGAGCGAGTGGCTGAGTAGAAATTACCCCCGCATGAGCGACATTCAAACCAACTTCGACATAGCGTGGCCATATGTGATAGAACCCGAGCCCCAGACCAGCCGACTGGAGGCAATCAAACAAGTGGCCCGGGATTTCATGCGAGCCATGGGGCACAAAAAAGTTGCTGTGGGCGAGGACTATCATGGCCCTTACTACAAATACACCGGCGGAGATTGGATCCAGCTGGGCCACAGCAAGCCCACTGACTGCTACACTATTGAACCCGATGGCAGTCTCGAAGCCGACGACCCCGGAGAGACCGGACTGGAGTTTGTGAGTCCGCCCATGCCTGTTGAACAGATGGCCAATGACATTCGCCGGGTGCAGGAGTGGGCCGGCATGTATGGCTGCTCCACCAATAGCAGCACAGGTTTGCACATGAACGTGAGTGTACCCGACGGTACCCAGGACCTGGACTATGTCAAACTGGCCCTGTTGCTGGGCGATCAGCATGTTCTCAAACAGTATCAGCGCGAGGCCAACACCTACGCCAAGAGCGCAGTGGCCAAGGTTGCCAAGATCGTGTCTGACAAACCCGAGTTGGCCAGCCAGGCCATGGACAAGCTTCGTCAGGGCATGAGCACCTTGGCCAGTAGAGTTTTGCATGGCAACTCTGCTGACAAATACACCAGCATACACCCCAAGTCAGGCTACATAGAGTTTCGCGGGCCCGGGGGAGACTACCTGAGTCGTGACGCTGACGAGTTGATCAACACCATGAATCGCATGGTAGTGGCGCTGCAAGCTGCAACCGATCCCGAAGCATACAAGAAAGAGTATGCCACCAAGCTGTACAAGCTGTTGAACCCCCGAGGGTTGACTGACCCCTACGGCGACATGCTGCGTGAGTTTGCCGACTATGTGACTGGCGTTGGCGGTGCAAGTAACACCACAGTAAAGCAGTTTAGAACCAGTGCTGCACGATATCTCCAGGCACAGAACATCGCTCGCCGTGCAGATCCCAGCAAGCGTTATGTGTGGGAAGTGGACATGGATCCCAACAATGCAAATTCAGCAGCCATGCGAGTTGTGGCCAGCACTCCGGAACAGGCTCTGGAAAAGGCAGCAATCGAATGGAGAGTGTCACTGCCAGGACTGAGATCAACTGCTCGGGTCACACTGGTTGCACCATTCGTCGATGTCAAGCCCAGCGAAGATGGCAAGTGGGGTATTTGGAATCCCCAGATCGAACGATTCATTGTGTTGCCAGATGAATCGGGACGCAGATCAGCTGGCTTGAGAAGATACCGCAGTCGGGAAGAGGCAGAGAAGTGGTTGGCCAATTATCGTGCCACTAACATTGGCGTTCGTGCCGACCTTGAAATACGTGAGATCCCCGACGACTATCAGCCCAACCAGCCTGCTGCTGCACCGTCGGCTGCGGCTCAACCAGCACAGCCTGCTGCTGCACCGTCGGCTGCGGCTCAACCAGCACAGCCTGCTGCCGCACCGTCGGCTGCGGCTCAACCAGCAGCAGATCAAGAGTCCAGGCCTCGCGCATGGTTTGTGAGCATCATTGGTGATCCCAGGACCGAGGTCCAAATCGAGGCCAGCAGCGCCGACGAGGCCGTTGCACATGCTCAACGATACACTTCTTCGATGTTTCCTAGGGGGGCCGAAATACGTGCATCCATTGAACCCCTGAACCAACTGAGGGCAACAGGGCCAGGCCCGTGGGAGTTGTATAATGTTGACACAGGTGAACGAGTTGAGGTGTTGACCAACACCGCGAGAAGTTCTGAGCGGCGAGCTAACTATTTCATAAACAACTGGTATGCCGGTAGAATTGGTCGGTATGCCATACGAACTCGACAGTCGGCTGCACAATCACCAGCCAGCGCCGCTGGCGAGTTCACAGGCGAGTGGCGAGTAGTAGACAGCAACACCGGCCAAGAACTCTACAGATTTAGTGGCGTTGGCAACAGCCAGGCAGATGCCAACAGAGTTGCTGGACAATGGGTTCGAAACAACAGCATTGCGGTACCCATCGAAGTGTATCCGGTGATGTCGGAGTAAATAACCCATGCTGCTACAAGAACTTTTTGACCCTGCCGTTGCGTTTGATATCGATTGGGACTGGTCAGATCTCCAAAGTGGCGATGTGTATGCCAGTGCTTATGATCGCCAGGGCCGCAACATCGACTTCAGTTTCATCAGCACCAACCCCGGCGCTTGGGATATTGAATTTGTGCGCGGCGGCAGCCATGCCATCACAGGTCGAGGCGATGCCGAGCGAGTGTTTGCCACTGTGCTGCAGGCTGTGCAACAGTTTGTTCAGCGGGTGCGGCCACAAGTGGTGTTGTTTTCGGGCAAAGAAACCAGCCGTGCTCGACTGTATCGTGCCTTGGTAAATAGATATGCCAACCAGTGGGGATATCAGTTGTATCCCTTGACCATGGAACGCGCCAAAGAGGTGTTTGGCGACGACCCGTTGAACCATCGTCGTGTGCATGACAGTGAGAGCGGTCATCTGTTGGTGCTGAAAAGAAAGTACGCATGAGAGCCGCAGAATTTACAACTGGCATCCCGTTTGATTTGAAGGAATCAGTTGCGCCGGGGTTTGACGTTTTCAAGGCGTCGGTCCGCGCCAAAACCCCCACGGGCACAGTCTCAACCGAAGTTGCTATTTTTGCAAAGAGTGCACAAATGGCCAAACAACTGTTGCAAGCTCAATTCGGCAGCGATGCAGTAATTTCAACTGTGACCAAGATATCATGAGAGCCACTGAGTTTGTCACTGAAGCAGCCACAGACATTGTGTATCACTACACCAGCACACACAATGCCGCACGTATCATGAAAGACGGCGTGTTCAAGCTGGCAGCAACCGGCGGCGATGATTACGAAGCACGGTATGCACCACCAGGGTATCCATTCTTCCTCAGCACCACCCGCAGCAAAGTTGGAGACTATCATCGCTATTTGGGTTCCAGCGGGGTTATGTTTGTGTTAGACGGCCGCTGGCTATCGGCGCGTTATCTTGTGAAACCCATAGACTTCTGGGATCGCAGTTGGCAGCATACCCCTGATCGCACTAGAGAAGCCGAGGACCGTGTGTTCAGTCGAGAACCAGACATGCCCATTGACGGCGTCACTGCCGTGCATGTACTACTGACAGAACCCGGTCAACCACGCGGGCCGCTGTCGCGTCAGATTCTAATTGCTGCGAAAACCCGAGGTATTCCTGCGTACTTGTACAACAACGAAGCGGCATTCCGCACACAAAATATATCAAAGTCTGTGCCGATTGCTCAAGCTGGAGAGTTACTAAAAGGGCAAGAAGTCACGCCCAGTTTTCGTCGTCCCACTCGTGGACTCGCCGCACGTCGTGGCGGCGAAGCTTGGGGCAAGAGCAGCATATATGACTGGATTGAATTGATCAAAAAGCAACCTGGTCAAGCACTGAGCAAGTCAGCAGACAAATTGCGTTACAATATTGCCTACTACGGTGATCACTCAGACATGCTCAGAAGTGACCTGTTCAATGCCAGAAAGCCCAGCAGTGGCGGCGAATATGATCTAGCCAATAGACTGCAAGCATACATGCAGAAAAATAAGTTGACTGTCAATACACTAACGGACCGTCTCAAAGAAAAGTGGAAACGATCATGAGAGCTACTGATTTTGTAATCGAAGCAGATTTTGATCCAGGAATCCGAGACGAACTCAAACGACAAGGATACCGATTCCTCGGTAGTGGAGTAGATCAACAGGCCTACTTGGCGCCTGACGGCACTGTGATGAAGATTTTTGGCACCAGCCTGCGCCGTCAAGGCAGCACGAAACTCACTCGTGCTCAAAAGGCATTCAAGCTGTTTGCTGATTATTGCCGTGCCAATTCAGGCAACCCATTCCTGCCCGAGTTCAGTGATTGGAACATGTTTCACTATGATGACCGTCCGTACCTGCAGATCAAATCTGAACGCCTGTTTGAGTTCCCTGGTAACCTCAAAGTCTGGGCACGCATTCTCGAGGATATCGCCGTATACGCACGTCGGGGCAATACCAATGCAAGAAAACAAGATTGGCTGCAGCAGAAGTTGATTAACCCCGACACTTGGATTGATATACATCGGGTCGACAGTGTGTCTTCCTTGTTGGTGCACCTGGGCGAAAATGGGTTCAATCAGTTGTGGGACACCATTTATCAACTGGCGCAACTGGCCGAGCAGAACGGAATAATGCTGGACCTGCATGACGGCAACTTCATGCTGGGCAGTGATGGCCACATTGTGATCAGTGATCCGTTTTTCACTGGATATGGAAGCAGGTGATGAGAGCTACTGAGTTTGTTGCAGAAAGCCTTGATCGTGCCTATGAATGGGAACCACGCCTGGACGGTGGCATGTTTCGTGCGGCCGATGGCGAAATTGTTCGGGTTCAGTTTGATGTCATGGGTGTGGCTCGTCACGATGTGTGGGCAGTGAGCTTCAACCGCGGTGTCAACTATGACCTTACCGGCACAGGCGATGAATTCAGAGTGTTTGCCACTGTGGCAGCAATCATTCGTGACTGGGTTCGGCGCAATCGGCCCAGTGTGTTGACGTTTTCGGCTGACAAAAGTGATGGCAATCGAGTGCGGTTGTATCAACGCCTGATCAATCGATTGATTCAGAACTCAGGTTACGTGGATGTGAGTCGCAATGCAGATGTCATCACCGACAGCGGTGCCAGGTTTGCCACCCAGACCATTCTATACAAACTAAACACCCCCGACCATTCGGTGTTTGCCCTGGCCAGACAGGACCTGGTGGCAGATCCGGAACCAGTGCAGGAATCCTGGGGACCAGAACGGTATCCCATTCCCTTGCCCATTGGTGACTATCTCAGTCACGAACAGCATGAGTTTGCGCCACCTGGTGATTATCGGGACGTGAGCATTTTGCATCGTGAAGTGGGTCAAATGATCAACCAAGGTGTGCAACCCCACACAGTGCCAGTAGACCCCCGACAACTGTTGGCCACACAAGATTGGCTCAGCAACGAGGGTGGTGGCGAGCCCTTGTTCCCTGAATATGCAGATCGTCCAGTTGTGTATGAAAAGCAAGGCAAAGCGTATATACTTGATGGACATCATAGAACAACCCGTGCACAGCGGTTGAACCGCCCTATCTCGGTATACTTGTTCACAGATGAAACTGATGATGAATACGATGATGAGGAATCCGTAAACGAAGATGCATATGATGTGTTGCACTCACACCAGTGTGGCCCTTTCGATGGCGGTTGTGTCATGGTAGCACAAGCCTTGCAGCAGATTCACGGTGGTGACATTGTGGTGCTGGTAGATTCAAATGACCAAGCGCAGCATGCCGCTGTGGCAGTTGACGGTCAGCTGATGGACTACAGTGGCGCGGCACCGATCAGGCAGTTTGTTGATCGGTTCCAGCGCAATGAGCGTGTGAAGATCTCAGGTGTGCGGCCCATTCGGCCACAAGATCTACCTGAGGCGCCACGTGACCGCAACACTGTGACACAACTGGTGCAGGTGTTGGGCGAGAACTTTGCCGACGGTCGCAAGCCCGGACGCCGGGGTCTGGCCAAGCGCATGGGTGTGGATTGCAAACAGAGTGTGAGCAAATTGAGAAGCATTGCCAAGAAATCATCAGGCGAGCGGCAGCGAATGGCCAATTGGTGTGCCAACATGAAGTCAGGAAAACGCAAATGAGAGACCTAATCAACCTACTGGAAGCCGTGGAAAAGGGCTGCCCGCCTGCCACACAAAGCATTGACCTCAACCTAAAAAATCGTCAAAAAGCCATCGACGAGTATCATTATGGTCCACTCAACCCCAACGAACCCAATGATGAATACTGGCAGGTGTTGGCTGACAAATGGAACACTGGCGTCGAAGAAGCAAAGTCTACTAGATGCGGAAATTGTGCAGCATTTGATATTACAAAGAAAACACTTGAATGCATCGACAAGGGAATTGGTACACAAGACGACTTTGATATAATAGAAGCTGGAAAATTGGGATTTTGCAGATTTTTAAAATTTAAATGCAATGCATTACGAACCTGTTCGGCTTGGGTAGAGGGCGGACCCATAACTGATAAAAAAGCTGACTGAACCCATGCATCGCATGTGCGGCATAAATAACTGCATGTTAATATATCGAGCAGTTAACACTATCAACGGAAAATCCTACGTAGGTAAAACTGAAAAAACACTCAACGAGAGAAAATTTAGTCATCTCAACGAAGCCAAAAGAGATAAAGGCTTTGCCTTTCATGCAGCCATTAGAAAATACGGTGAAGAAAGTTTTGCATGGGAAGTAATTGACGATACTATCTCAGACGTAATGCTGTTAAATCAAAAAGAAGAATATTACATTGCACTTTACGAGTCCTTTGGTCCAAAAGGATATAATATGACCAAGGGTGGTGAAGGACAAAACGGGTGGGTCCCATCTGCAGAAACAAGAACTGTCTGGAGTCAACAACGTAAGGGAAAAACTCCGTGGAACAAAGGTAATACATTTTCAAAATATAAGCCTATGCTGGAAGAAGAAAAATCACAAAGAAAAGAAGTTGCTAATCAAAAACGAAGTGAGGCGTTGAAAGGCCGAAAAACTTGGAATTCAGGATTAAAAAATGCATACGCTTTAACCAAGTACAAAGTCACATACAAAGATGGAGTTGAAAAAATCGGAACTAGGCTAGAGTTAAGATTGCCTAGGCAGACTATTAGTACCATGTTTCGAGATAAGTGCGGTAGTCGTAAATACAATATTATGAAAATAGAAAGAATATGCGAGCACAAGATCTAACACCCGTCAACGAAGTCAGCATGACTCCCCGTGATTTTGCACAGGCCCTGGACCAAGCCGGCAGCGCGGGTGTGTTGATTGGGTTTGAGTTTGAAGCCTATGTCAAAGCTGCAAATCTCGGTGGCGGCCCAGGCGGCGATACTTTGTCTCGTATTGGCCAAGCCAGCAAATCAGAGCAGCAAAGCATAACCGAATATGCTGTTGACAACCTGTCTGTGAACAGCAGCAACATAGATGACATTGACCGGGCGCTGCAATACAACCCACGATACCCCAAAATCAAGTATGCTGACGCCTGGCGGGTGACCCAGCGTGACCTGATTGACCGTGTCAAGCGAATGTATGAGCAGTTGCACAGCGATCATCAAAAACATCTAAAAAAACAGATCATGCAACAGCTGGCGCGGACTGACACTGGCAAGCAAACCGAGGCGAGATTCGCGGCAGCTGTGGCCAATGATCTAGGACACTGGGGCTTGAGCAATCTAATCAAAAAATTCGACACTAGAGATACAGACAGCCGCACAATACAGTTTTTGAACAACGTATGCTACTATGTGTTGTCTAACCAAGTGCGCCAAAACAACACCATAACTGACTGGCCGCTTGCATTCAGCATTTTCCCAGAGCTGGAGCAACATGTAGCTGATTATTTTGACGAAGCTGATGACTACTATGTCAGTTACCGTGTCACTGCCCAGGCGCTGAAGCCCATACTGAGTCAAGCTGTGGGGCGCCCAGTGCATGTGTTTGACACGTATCATGCCCGCAAGAAAAACGCCACTGACTGGTATATCGAGCCCGATGGCAGTGTCGATGAACCAGAGCCAGGCGAACAAGGTTTGGAAATTGTGACTCCGCCATTGGATGTGCCTGCGGCCATGCAAGCCCTGCAGACATTCTACAGCCTAGCTGAAAAATACCAGTTTAGAACCACCGGTGCCAAGGGCGCCACTGGACTGCACATCAACATGAGCATCCCCGACAAGGTAGATCCCATGAAGCTGGCACTGTTCCTAGGCGACCAACATGTGCTCCAAAGTTTTGGACGTGAAAACAACGATTATGCAAGAAGCGTGCTGGCCCAACTGCGAGACTGGGACTACGCTGATGACGCCAGCTGGAGGCCTGTGGTAAAGGCAACACGCGAAAAACAAAAAGGCGGCCGAGCCTTGGTCAGCCAAGAGTTTCGCATGAAAGCCCTAAAAGACATTGCAGCAGATGTCATGGATTACCACACTGTGAGTATCAGTGGCGAAAACAAAAAGTATTTCAGTTTCCGTCATGCAGGCGGTGACTATCTAGCTGACATGGGCAAGGTCATCAACACAGTGGGTCGCTTTGCTCGAGCCCTGTTGATTGCCAGTGACCCCAACGCTTATCGTCGGGAGTATATGACCAAGCTGAGTCAGTTGGTCGGACCAACTGCATTTGCTCCTCAACTGCCAGACAACGACCAAGCGGCCACCAAACAACTGCTATTACAGTTGGTTCAATCAGTGCGCAGCCAGGGATGGCCACTCAAACACTATTGGGTGGTAGGCCAGGGACCAGGTCCCGAGGCTGTGGCTCGAGAGTTACGTCAGTGGCAAACACATACAAAGTGGAAACAATTGAACGCTCAGCAAATGACCCAGATTCTACAGTCCGCTGCAGCATCCAACCCCAGAGCAGGCGAATTTCTAGACAATATACGCCAAGACCCCACTAACTACAGCGCCTATTTTGTAGGCACTGCCACGCAACTGGCGGACCTGTCGCGCATCAAACCTGACACACTCAGATACGAGCTGAGGAGATTGTTGGATGACTTCAAGCCATCCAACGACGTTACAAGGGCATCCACACGCGGGCGCACCCACTGGATAGGATCTACTAGACAGATGGTGCCAGCATCTGATCCCAGGGTAACAGCCCTACTGAGTCAACTGTTGACATTGTTCAAACAGTATACAGCATGGTCAGCCAAACAGCAGCGGGGCAGAAGATGAACCTTGTGGATCTACTGGAGGGCGGCGCTGTTCCACGCTACTACTTTGCCTATGGCATGCTGACCGACCCTGAGGTCATGGGCGACACGCCCCTGGTGGGCGCTGCGGTGCTGCGCAACTGGCAATTTGAATTCCTGCAGTATGCCAATGTGATTCCACAAGCAGGCGGCGAGGTTTGGGGCAGTCTCTGGCAGGTCGACGACAAAATCATGAACGAACTGGATCAAGTGGAAGGCTATCCCAATTTCTATGATAGGAAAACAGTTCCAGTCAGCTGCAACGGCAAGAGATATGTTGCAGAAGTATACACCATGACTCCTGAAAGTCGTGAGTGGTTGGAGGGCACACACCCCAGTCGGAAATATGTGCAACGGTTGGTCAATGGTTATCGTCACGCTGGATTACCAATGACTCAAATTCACACAGCGTTGGAAGTTTTGTAATTTCTTTTTGATCTAACACAGCACAAGGTTGGCGGGCCGATGGTAATACCGCTGATGAACCCGTGGTGATGTCGCACGGTAGTCAATTCCTGCCGCTGTGGCAGGGCTTTTGTTCTCTACCCAGACGCTGTCTGGATGCCTTGAAACGGTCCCCCACAGGGGTTTACGTTAGAACAATCGTAACAGGTTGAGTGCAGCGCAAGCTGACTTATTGTCTGATACTGTCATAGATCCAATTGACACCGAGGGATCTTTAAAAGTCGTAGCAGGTGGGGTAAGGTACAGAGCCCAGAACAGTAGACAACCAAATACCTGATGTCACAAGTGTGGCTGAGCAACTCAGCGAATGTCTTGACGCCCAGAATCTGGGTGTCGTATGGCGTCACAATCTAGCGAAATATCTCTCCTTAACGATTCAAATCAAAGCGAGCTGACAAGCGAAGCTTTGGATTGCGTATGCAATCCCGGTATGGTAAATAAGTTATCATGTTGCTAAACGAACTCTTTGAACCAAGGTCTAGACCTTGTGCTGTGTGTGATCAAACACCTTGTGTTTGTGATACACCAGTGCACGAAGACCTTCGCAAGTGGTTTAAGGAAAAATGGGTTCGTTTTGGCCCCGATGGAAAAATTCGTGGATCTTGTGCGCGTGGTAGTGAGCGCGAAGGCAAGCCCAAATGTTTGCCACAAAAGAAAGCTCATGCCCTGGGCAAGCAAGCCCGTGCTGCGGCTGCAAGACGCAAACGCAGACAAGACCCCAATGCCGATCGCAAAGGAGCAGCCATCAACGTGGCTACCAAGAAAAAATGATTGTAACTGACCTTTTTGAATCCCGTCAAACCTGCCCCGAATGTGGCGGCCCAGCATTCAACGATTTGTTGTTGGCTGAAAAACAAGATGCCTGCTACCACAAGGTTCGCAGCCGCTACCAGGTGTGGCCCAGTGCATATGCTTCGGGCGCGCTGGTTCAGTGCCGTAAAAAAGGTGCTGCCAACTGGGGCAACAAGAGCAAGACTGAAAGTGTGGCCGAAGGTACAGACACTGAAAAAGACGTGTTGTCATTTGGCAAACATGACTTCCGGCGTTGGAAGTCATACGCCGAACAAGAAGGCTATGAAATTCGCGAAGCTGGTACCTTGCCTGGATCATATGCTGCATACAGCAATGGCAAACAAGTGGGTTACTTCATGAACGAGTTTGACTTGCCCAATGAGCATGAACGCGGTGTTGTGGGCCGGTTGTTGGTCTCCCCGGCCCCGGAAGAAGATATAGCAGAAGGTACTGAACCGGGCATGTGGGTAGTGAAATATTGGGACCGACAGCCAGGCAACGACCCAGCCCAGCGAGAGTTCACATCAAAACCTGCAGCCGACAAATTTGCGCAGACTCTGCCCCGACATTACACAGTTGCTGTTCGACCTCAATCAAAAGACACTCGCCCAGACATGGGCGAAAGTGTGGCAGAAGGCTCGGTGTGGTCCAGTGTAGATCAGAAAATGAAACATCATTCAGAATTCCCGCATACACATTCTGCCGCTATCGACATTCGTAGCAGCATGAGCGGTGAGGTCATCGTGCCCAAAGGTGCTAGATTAAGTGCGTTAGGTAATGATAACTATTTGAATTTAGATACAGGTGGTCAACCATTCAAACTTGATCCTGCAGGCGTAGTAAAGCAAGGTGTGACGGAAGGCTTGTTTGATAGATTCAAGAAAAAGCCAAAGGTTCAAGTAGTTGATCCAGGTCAATTCCCCGAGATAGGTTCTGACATTGTACAGTGGATGGCAGATGTAGTTGAATATTGGAAGGCAACCAAGCCAGAAAAACTCTGGTTCCTATTCTGCCCATCCTCGGGAGATTACTTGCCTATGCGTGTTACTGTGGGCACCTCTAGCAAAACCATGAACCAGCACATGGATGCATATCGTAGACTGCGCGATGCCAACCCTGCGGCCAAGGCCAAGGCTAGAGAGCAATATCTAGACTACAGCAAGTATTCATCAGGACCCGACGAAGATTACAGCAACAAAATGGACGAAGGCTGGAAAGAAAAAGTTGCAGCGGGTGCGTTAGGCGCAGCCGCTTTGGGTGGTATTGGCGCAGGCATTGCCCACAGCCCAATGGCACGTGTAGATGGAAAACAAATACATATGGCAGTGCCAGGAAAAATTCCAGACAATGCCGAACTTGTCACGGATGACGACGGCAAAAAGATTTATATTTGGAGATCCTATCCCATAAAAAATTCTCCCGGTAACACCAACGGTCACTTAGTTTATCGTCCAGCAGAGGATGTTAAGGAAGGTGTGACGGAAGGCTACCACCCAGCTGATGATTGGGAAGAAGTTGACACAATCAAAAGCACTCAAGGGCGTGAGTTGGGATGGGTGTTGCGACACCACAATGGTACCTATGCCTACTACGACGAACGCACGGGCGATGTAGAGGCCGGCTTTGCCACTGCACAACAGGCTCGTCAAGCATTTGTTGACATGTTTAACAGCAGAAAGAAGTCTGTGGCGGAAGGCTCAACCGATCTAACTGACATATGGCAACAAGGCCGAGAAGCAGCATATAAGGGCAAGGGCCCAACTGCATGCCCATACAAGATGTTTTCGAGAGAATACAATGCTTGGCAACAAGGTTGGCAAGACCAAAAAGCTAGTAGTAGTCACCGCCTGGCGGAAGCCGACAAACATAGTATGCTTGGTAAAATTCAACGCGGCCATGAACTAAAGAAAAAAGTAGATTCAACTTTTAAAGATATCAGTAAGGCACAACAAGCGGGTGATCATCCATCAGCAAGTAAAGCATTTAGAAAGCATGAGCGTTATGCTAACTTAGAGCGTCCTGGCACTTGGACTAAAGTTGATGAGCAAGGGGTAGCAGAAGGCTATATTCTAAAGAAAACTAATGTTTCCAAATATATGGAGCCAGGTGATCCTGATGAATATACACAGGATGTCAACGTCAAAGATACTGATTACGAAATCATCAACAACAAAACAGGTCAGGTGGTAGGCACAGCAAGTTGGACTACAAATGATTTCTTTGGTCCTGGAGCGTTGAAGATCACTATGAAGAATGGTGCTACCCGCTGGTTAGATATTTGGGAGCGTGAAAAAGGCAACCCACAAAGTGCTTTCAATCGCTTTGTGAAAGATCCAAAAACATCCAAAAAATATAAAGAGCAAGGTGTGTCTGAAGGCACCGAAAGTTCTATTGAAAAGAAAATACGAGCAAAACAGGATGCGCTGTCGTTGGCAAGAGAACAGCGTCGTGCCAGGGGGCAACGTCAACAAGGGCAGCGAGAAATCAAACTGCAAGCCGAAATTGACCGACTCAACACCGAGCTGACACAACTGAAAAAGCAACACATGTCAGAAGGTTGGAGCGATCAAGACCCCGAACAGCGGGCCATGGACGCCACACGCTGGGCACGTCAACGTCGTGGTCGCCAACCGCGAGGCAGCGAAGCCATTGATGATCGACTGCGCGCCGAAAACGAATACCGGCTGAACCAACAGCCCCACTGGGTACAGATCAAGTCCACTGGTGAGTATGTGGCTGGTCCGTTTCCGGGCATGACCGCAGCCAACCGCGAGGGCTGGGCCTATGTGAACGCCAACCCCGGCACAGATGCTGGTGACCTACAGCTGACCCCAGTGGCGCCGCCCACACTAGAAGGCTGGAAAGGCGAGCTGGTTGGTGGTACCGTGGGATCGTTGGCTGGGGGTATTGCTGGTGGCTCGGCAGGCGCCAGCGTGGGCCCAACAGTGGGAGGCACCATTGGTGGCATGGTAGGCGGATTGCCAGGAGCTCTAGCTGGAATGGCTGCCGGCGCAGCAGCAGGTCCAGCTGTGGGCGCGGCCCTGGGCGGTACAGCTGCCGGCATGGTGGGATCAAGAGTGGGCGACAAATTGGGAGGTCCAGCCACCACCGAGGACGAACAGGAAGTTAACGAAATTGCACCGGCATTGATTGCTGTGGGTCGCTTGGCAGCACCTTACATTGGCAAAAAAATACTTGACAAGTTGTCTGGTCCCGACCAAGAGTTGTTGGAACCCGATGACGAGCAAACCGAAGTGCAAGAAGTGTCACGCCGGGCAGCACCCGAGCCCACATATGATCAAGACTTTCAAGACAAAGTGGCTCGCCTCAAACAACTGGCCGGTGCTGGTCCGCTCAAGACTGTGTGGGACCCCTCACGCAGAGTGTACAGAAACATTCCAGTTGCGCAACAACCTGCAGGAAGCAAAAACAAATGAGAGCTTGTGAATTTGTAGAAGACCATTTTGGTGTGTTGCCCAAGCGGGCACAGCGCCCCGGTGCTAGGCCGCCCCGGGGACACCAGCCGGTTGAACGCTACAAAAAAATCAACGAGCTGGAATTCTTGGGTGATCCCTGCACTCGTGATTGTTCAGGTCACCGTGCCGGCTACGAGTGGTATCAACACAATCAACGCAATCCTGCGTCGCACAGCAACAGTTTCAATCGTGGTGCAGCATTGGCTCAAGCTGGTAGATAAGCATGCGAATACAAGAAATTCTTGAATCAGCATCAGCAGGAGCAACTGCCAGTGGCGGCGTTGCTACAGTGTCACAGTCCTTGGGCATGCAAACAAGATCTGGTGGTTCTTTGCTAAATGGTAAATATACAACAGATCCTACGCCTAACACGCCAAAGGAATTGAAAAGGTACAAACAACATGCTCGTGGACGATTTAAAAACTCTCCTGGCAACTGAATACGCTTTTGTGATCAAAGCGCAGTTGTTTCATTGGAACGTAGAAGGGCCTGACTTTGCTCAGCTGCACGAATTCTTTGGTGATATCTACCAAGAAGTGTATGACAACGCCATCGATCGCACAGCCGAATACATTCGTATTCTCGACGACTACACTCCGGGCAGTTTTGAACGATTCATGGAACTCAGCGCCATCGCTGGTCAAACAAAAATTCCCCGAGCAAGACTCATGATTCAAGAACTGTTGGCCGACAACCAGCGCTTGATTGATCTACTCAACGACGCCTTCCAGGCCGCCGAGCGAGAAAACCAGCAAGGCATCATGGACTTTTTGGCCGGACGCATCGATGCACATGGCAAACATGGCTGGATGTTGAAGAGTTTCTTGAAAGATCAACGAGCATGAGTTCCGACATTCGATCAATACTGCAAAGATTAGCCATGGTCGAGGGCGCTACCTCGCCTGTCACAGTCAAGCATGGGCTAACTGACCAGCAGCAATCAGTACCACAGCTGCCAGCACTGTTCAAACCCAAACGTATTTCAGTACTCGACAACCCTCAGGACCCAAAACACCCTGCAGCAGGCTATGCAGTTGGTGCAGCAGAATCAACCAATCAATTGCAGCGAGCCATGAACACTGTGGAAGAGGACATGTTGAGCAAGGTCAAACGTGACTTTACCAATTACCTTGACCGCCTGGAACGCAAAGTAAAAGACAATCGCGGCCTCAGTCTTCCTGACTCTGCACATGCACAAAAACACCAAATGCAAGAGTTAGATCAATTGCCACAAAACGATTCCAATCAAGATGCTGTCACATCCGATGATGCACACCCGGCGGCAACAAATCCAACGCCGTCGGGCGCAACTGGCGCACCGGTAAAAACAGTTGCCATGGAAGATGGCAGACTATTTGAAATACACGGCGACGAAGTGCAAGGATTTGAAGTGCGGTTTGGACCGCGCAAGTTGTCAACACGATTCCCCAAGCTGGATCATGCACAAACGGCAATCGAGCTGTTCAAAGCTCAACGACGCAACCGAGAACAAGATTCCGGCCAAGACTACATAGAAGAGCGTTAATCATGAACATGAATGAACTAAACCACACCCCAAATCCGCAGTTGGACGAAATCAGCTTGGACCAAATTGGCCGTGGCATTGGGCGAGGTCTAGGAGCTGTGGGCAAAACTGTCGGAGCCATTGCAGGTGTCCCGCAAGGACTTGCTCAAGCAGCCAAACGTGGCTACCGCGGTACCGTGGGCACCATTGGCGGCGCAGCAGCACCAACTCAAGCACCAACAGCAACTGGCATGATTAACCCAGCCACCGGGCGTGCATATGTGCCCAGTGACTTTGATGAACCCGAAGAACCGATGTCTGCATTGCAGGCAGCACCGCAAGCAACCGGCGGAGCACGAACAGTACAACAAATTCGGCAAGACATTCAAAATCTTGATGCAGCATATCGTCAGCGCATGCGTCAGCTTCAAAGCGAACTGTCTGGTGCAGGGTCTGAACCAGCTGCCGACGACTTTACCCAAGCACAGCGCGATTACATGGCTGCAATTGGCAGTGATGAACCTGCAGCCGCACCAGCAAGAGCAGCGGCACCAGCAAGAGCAGCAGCATCTGTACCACAAGAATTCATGACCACGCTGCAGGCATTGCCTGTGGCAAACTTGGCCACAATCAAGCGATTGCTACAGGCGCAAGCCAGGGTAGCCACTACTGAAGCTGCAAAAAAATCAGCAATGCGGCTGCCGGGGACAGCGTATAACCCTAACTCAGCCAAGGCCAAATCACGCAAGGCATCTAAATTGCCTAAAATCGCCAAACAAGCTGGAAAATTTGCAGCCGGTATTCCTGGAGCAGTGGCCACTGGATCTGGAATGGCCGTAGGTGCTGTGGGCGGCATGAAACAAGCGTATGCCAAAGGCAAGCAAACTGGACAGAAATATGTTGGCGGCGGAGCTATGAGCATGGATGATATGCAAATGGCTATCTCTTCGTTCACACCCGAACAAGCCAAACAAGCACTGGCATTCATCAAACAAATCGAAACCATGCGGGCAACCCCGGCAGCTCAAAAGGCCCCTGCAAAACCTGCAGCAAAACCCGCAGCCAAGCCTGCAGCAAAACCTGCGGCCAAGCCGGCATCATATGCGCCCACTGGTAAAGCCACCGCCATGCCACTCAACCCACTTCAGATACCCGCACGGGCTGCGATCCCAGCTAAACCAGCTGCACCAGTAGCAGTTGCTGAGTCACTGACCTGGTCTAAGAATTGGGATCCAAGTGCATCGTTGATCAAAAAGTTAAAGTGACCTCGCCTTAGGACCGTGGTTGTTATGACCATGTAGGCGGTCGGCCCGCTCCCGAGCCGTGGACCACCCAGATTCGCTACCTGGGCTCCAGAATCGGGAGCACCTCTTGATAAATACCCCAACATGAGAAGCCATGAATTTGTCACCGAGACCGCTGCGGAGTCTCAGATCCTAAACTTGATTGCTGACCGTGCAGCACATTACCTGTTGACCAATAAGACCACACGAGACTCAATTGGTAAAATCCTGATGGCTCCAATTGATGGATACACTGAGTTTCAAGAAACTGTGCTGCTACGCAATCTTGGTATCAGCCCCACAGACAGCCCTGAAATCAACTGGTTGCTGGACAACGTTGAATTGGCCTTGATCAATCGGTCACACTCCAGCCAGCCCCGCACCCTGGGCAGCTACGAACACATAACCCATTCTATTGTGGTATATATGCCAGCGGTCAAACGTTCTTTGGAATGGCGCAACGTTTCGATACAGAAGTTGGTGTCCAGCATATTGGTGCATGAGCTACAGCATGCCCTGGATTATCTAAAAAGCAGTGGTCGCGCATTCAAACCAAATCCATCAAGCGATCTACCCCCAGACGTGGCATATCAACGCTATCTTCGTTTGCCAGAAGAGGTCAATGCTAGATTTGCCCAAGCATTGTTGGACATAGCAGGATACATCACTCGCATGGACAATAGAAGTCAATTGGAGCGAGCAGTCCGCGTGGCGTTCCACAATAATCAGTTGACTCCGGATCTGTTTGATGACGACATTCGCCAATACCGTCGTTTACTGAGCAGAACCTACAAGTTCTTTGATGACTACATTGGGGCGCCCTACACATTCCAGCCCAAGCCACTGGCAGCCCGTGCATGGTCTTGGATCACTCGACTGCCCACTGATACCATAGCTCGCCAAAAGATCAACTGACTGCGCCACAACAGTTGACCTTGTGGCACACAGTTCGCTATACTGTGTGCTCACATAGGAGTTCTACATGAGCGATAAAACTTTCAACGGCGATCAAAAAATCAAACTTACGACTATCATCAACGAGGGCATGCAAGTCATGAACGAGATTGAGACCTTGACTGGCGGACTCAACGACACCATCAAGGCAGTGGCCGAAGAGTTGGAGATCAAACCAGCTGTGCTGAAAAAAGCCATCAAGCTGGCACACAAGGCCGAGTTCGGCAAAGCCAAACAGGATCATGAATTGCTGGAAACAATTCTTGAGACCGTGGGCAAGACACTGTAAATACCCAGTGCATCAGCATCGAGTCGCTCGCGTTACGAGCATGAATCACGGCCGCTGGCCATAACCAGGAGAACCATGTCATACGTTGACGCATTATTTGACCGCAAACAAGACCGCATCCACGTGGTGGAACGCAGGGATGGGCAGAGGGTATACCAAGAGTTCCCAGCCAACTTTGTGTTCTACTACGATGATCCTCGGGGCAAGTTCCGTAGCATATACGGAAACCCTGTTTCCAGATTCAGCTGCAAAACAACCAAAGAGTTCCGCCAAGAAGTGCGAATGCATTCGGGCAAACAGTTGTACGAGAGCGACATCAACCCAGTGTTCCGCTGCCTGGAAGACAACTTCAAAGGCGCAGATGCACCCCGACTGCACACAGCATTTTTCGACATTGAGGTGGACTTCCACCAAGAGCGAGGCTACAGCCCAGTTGACGACCCATTCAATGCCATCACTTCGATCTCGGTCTACTTGGACTGGTTGGATCAGCTGATTACTCTGGCTGTGCCACCGCGGCACATGAGCATGGAAACCGCCCTGGTCCTGGTCGAGGACTTTCCCAACACCTACCTGTTCAGCGAAGAGTCTGACATGCTCAAGGTGTTCTTGGACGTGATCCAAGACGCCGACGTCCTAAGCGGCTGGAACTCAGAGGGTTACGATATTCCCTATACCGTAAACCGTGTGACTCGAGTGCTCAGCAAGGACGACACACGCAAGTTCTGTCTGTGGGGGCAGTATCCCAAGCCACGCATGTTCGAGCGCTTTGGCGCCGAGAGCCAAACATACGACCTTGTGGGTCGTGTGCACATGGACTACATGCAGCTCTACCGGAAATACACCTACGAAGAACGCCACAGCTACAGCTTGGATGCCATCTTGGAGTATGAAGGCTTGGAAGGCAAAACCAAGTACGAAGGTACCTTGGATCAGCTGTACAACCAGAACTTCAAAAAGTTCATTGAATACAACCGCCAAGACGTTAACGGCCTGGCGCTGATGGACAAGAAACTCAAGTTCCTGGATCTGGCCAACACACTGGCGCACGAAAACACTGTGCTGTTGCAGACCACAATGGGCGCGGTGGCAGTGACCGAACAGGCCATCATCAACGAAGCGCATGAACGTGGCATGGTGGTGCCCAATCGCAAGGAGTATGCATCCAGCGAAGAAACTCAGGCAGCAGGCGCCTACGTGGCCTATCCCAAGAAAGGCATGCACGAGTGGGTGGGATCGATTGACATCAACAGCTTGTATCCTTCCACCATTCGGGCCTTGAACATGGGTCCTGAAACCATTGTGGGACAGTTGAGGCTCACTGCCACCGACCAGTTGATCAAGCAACGCATGGCAGAGGGATCCAGCTTTGCTGCAGCCTGGGAAGGCTTGTTTGGCACACTGGAATACACTGCCATGATGAACCAAGATCGTGGCACCGAAATCACCATTGACTGGGAAGACGGATCCGAAACCACACACTCGGCTGCCGAAGTGTGGTACATGATGTTTGACAGCAACCAGCCCTGGACCATCAGCGCCAACGGCACCATATTCACATACGAGCGAGAGGGTGTGATTCCCGGACTGCTCAAGCGGTGGTATGCTGAACGTAAACAGATGCAGGCCAAGGTCAAGGCTGCAATCGAAGCAGGCGACAAGGTCGCAGAGGAATACTGGGACAAGCGACAGCTGGTCAAGAAGATTAACCTCAACAGCTTGTATGGTGCCATTCTCAACCCCGGTTGCAGATTTTTCGACAAGCGCATTGGACAATCAACCACACTGACAGGGCGCAGCATTGCTCGACACATGGATGCTTATGTGAACGAATGCATCACTGGGGTGTATGACCACGTGGGCGACAGCATCATTTACGGTGACACTGACAGTTGTTATTTCTCAGCCTGGCCTGCGCTGAAGTCAGAAGTGGCTGCTGGACGCATGGAGTGGACTCCGGAAACCTGTATTGCACTGTATGATTCCATTGCTGAACAAGTGAACCAGAGTTTCCCTGGATTCATGGAGCAGGCATTCCATGTGCCACGTGACATGGGATCGGTCATCCGCGGTGGTCGTGAAGTTGTGGGCAGCAAAGGCTTGTTCATTACCAAGAAGCGCTATGCGCTCATGATCATCGACAAGGAAGGCAAGAGAAAAGATGTCAACGGCAAACCAGGCTCGGTCAAGGCCATGGGCTTGGACCTCAAGAGGTCAGACACTCCCAAGGTGATTCAGGAGTTCTTGAGTGAGATCTTGAACAGTGTGCTGACCGGCGCTGACCGCGACAGTGTTGTGGAACGCATTCGCGAGTTCAAGTATGCATTTGCCGAGCGTCCGGCCTGGGAAAAAGGTTCGCCCAAGCGTGTGAACAACTTGACCATGTATGGCGCCAAAGAAGCCAAACAGGGCAAAGCCAACATGCCTGGTCATGTGCGAGCAGCGCTGAACTGGAACACCATGCGGCAGATGAATTCGGACAACTACAGCATGAGGATCATCGACGGCATGAAGACCATTGTGTGCAAGCTCAAACCCAACCCCCTGGGCTGGACTTCGATTGGTTATCCCACTGACGAGCAGCGCTTGCCCGCATGGTTCACTGAGCTGCCGTTTGATGATCGCGAGATGGAAGCCACTGTGGTGGATCAAAAGATCGACAACTTGTTGGGTGTGCTGAACTGGGACCTGGCTGGTGCTACCAATACCGAGACCACGTTCAACACATTGTTTTCGTTCGAATAACCAACAAACCATGGCAAAAATGTGCCATTCTAGTTGTGCGATCTAAATATTTCGTGCACAATACAACACAGGAGTTTTATATGAGAGATTATCTTTTGGATATGGTTGAACACACGTTTGACCTTGGCTGCATTGACTTGATCAAGATTGTTGGCGACACTGCCAGCACACAGATTGTGGGGGTTGCCCCAGATACCAGTGTGATCATACTTGGCAACTTTGCGAACCCAGTACCCGAGCTGGTGGGCACAATTGGTATGCCCAACTTGAGCAAGCTCAAGACACTGTTGAACCTTCAGGAATACCGCGAGGATGCCAAGTTTGATATTGGTCGCAAGGCCGACGGTACCCCCGAAACTTTGAACATAGAAAACAAGGCCGGGGACTTCCGCAACAGCTACCGATTCATGAGCGAAGCAATTGTGAATCAACAGCTCAAAACACCCAAGTTCGCTGGTGCCACCTGGGATATCACCTTTGAACCCTCCAACGCATCAATCCAGCGGCTCAAGTGGCAAATGAGCGCCAACGCAGAAGAACCCAACTTCAACGTGAGAGTCGAGAATGGCGACCTCAAAATCTCGTTTGGTGATCCTGGCACACACTCGGGTTCGTTTGTGTTCCAGCCTGCAGTGGGCGGACAACTCAAGCGTACATGGGCCTGGCCTGCCAAACAGTTTGCATCCATCATGGATCTAGTTGGCGACAAAACCGTCAAAATGAGTGACGCTGGCGCTATGTTGATCACAGTGGATACCGGCGTAGCAGTGTACAACTACTACCTACCAGCTCAAACCAAGTAATATGCTAATATCGCAAGTAAACATAAATAAATGTATCAGGAGATTGATATGTTTTATGTTTATGCTTACTTGCGATCGACGGACTTGACCCCGTACTACATCGGCAAAGGCCAAGGGAAGAGAGCGTTTGGTAAAGAACATTCAGTGGTTGTCCCGCGAGATAAATCTAGGATTGTATTTTTAGAGACTAACTTAACTGAGCTTGGCGCTTTTGCGCTTGAACGCAGATATATTCGTTGGTATGGACGAAAAGATACAGGCACTGGAATACTCCGTAACAAAACCGACGGCGGTGATGGTGCAACTGGGATAATTCCCTGGAATCGCAATAAGAAGACAGGGTCGTTTATAACAGCCACAGGTAGAAAAAAGTTGAGCGATGCTAACAAAGGTATTCCTAAGAATCACGGTGAAAAAATTTCTGCTGCCCTTAAAGGTAAACCTAAGACTGAGGAGCATAAGAAAAAACTTAGTGAAGCTGGTAAAGGGAATACCCCTTGGAACAAAGGAAAAACTGGAGTCCAGGAGTCGTCAAGAAAAGGTGTTAAAGTAAGTGACGAAGTACGCGCTAAAATGAGTGCTTCTCATAAAGGCAAGGCAAACACCGAAGAACAAAAAGCAAAAATCAGTGCGAAGCTCAAAAGCAGAGTAATTTCCGAGGAAACTAGACGGAAAATGTCCGAAGCAAGGAAAAAAATATGGGCAGAGAAAAATGCAAGACCACTTAACAAATAATCAACTCGATAGCAATGGACTCAGCAAATGGGCCGTGTTCCTACCTGCCATCAGTGGCTTCTATGCCACTTTTGTTGGCAAACAGCGTGACACAGCCAATGGCCCTTATGTGGACCCGGCACGGTTCCCAGCTGGTCTCACAGACATGGAGCAGATGAACTGGCTCAACAGCACCAAGGGCCTGTTTCCCTACAAGTGGAGCCTGTATTCGGGCGGACATGCAAACCTTGACTTGAACAAACAGGACTGGAGCGAGGACATGGTTCGCAATCGTGAACCTGGCACGTTCATTCTGGGCGACTCAGGAGGATTCCAGATTGCCAAAGGCCTGTGGGAAGGTGACTGGAAGGCCAACTCGGGCTGTGTCAAGGCTCAAAAGAAACGAGAAGCAGTGTTGGCTTGGTTGGACAACATAGCGGACTATGGCATGATCTTGGATATCCCCACATGGGTAATCCGAGACAAAAAGGCCTCCGACGCATGTGGTATTCGCACACTGGATCAAGCGTTTGAAGCCACCAAGTTCAACAACGAGTACTTCATTGCCAATCGTCGAGGACGAGACAACGGCGGCGCACGTTTCTTGAACGTGTTGCAAGGCGACAATCACACTTCGGCCGAAGTGTGGTATCAAGAGATGAAAAAGTATTGCGATCCTGTGCAATACCCAGGTCGTCATTTTGACGGCTGGGCCATGGGAGGACAGAACATGTGTGACGTGCACCTGGTGCTCAAGCGCCTGGTGGCATTGCGCTACGACGACCTGCTGCAACAAGGTGTGCATGATTGGATGCACTTCTTGGGAACCAGCAAGCTAGAGTGGGCAGTCCTCTTGACTGTCATCCAACGTGCCGTAAGGAAATATGTCAACCCGTCGTTTACCATCTCTTTTGATTGCGCCAGCCCATTCCTCGCAACAGCCAACGGGCAAGTGTACTACGAAAACACCTTCCCGCCCAACGGCAAATGGTCGTATCGCATGGCTCCTTCAGCCGACGACAAAAAGTATGCAACCGACACGCGAGCCTGGAGCACCGGTGTTGTAGCCGATGGCATCTATCCAGTGTGGCAAGATTCTCCCATCAGCAGCATGCTGACCATGAAGGACATTTGCATCTATCGACCGGGTGATCTCAACAAAAACGGCAAAGAAGGCAAAACCTCGTGGGACAGTTTCAGCTATGCATTGCTCATGGGGCACAATGTTTGGATGCACTTGACCGCTGTGCAAGAAGCCAACCGTCGGTTTGATGCTGGTGAGCATCCCAGCATGATGCGGCGTGATGGTGGTGACTATGCCTACTTTGAGGACATTGTGGAACAGATCTTTGCAGCCCCTGATCGAGCCACTGCCGAAGCCATAATTGAACAATACAGTGGTTATTGGATGCAGATTGTGGGCACTCGCGGGTTCAAAGGCAAGAAAACGGTCAATGCTCGAACCATGTTCAACGCATTGTTTACTTTTGATGAACCTGCTGTTGACAACACAGTTGACGATAGTGTAGAATTAGACACATCAACACTGGATCAAATGGAACAGGATATCCACAATGAATCGTGAAGGACATGACAAAGTCGACTTCTTTTATGGCAAGGAAGTGGAACGGACTCCAGCATATGGGCGCCCCACTCTGTTTGTGGTTGGCCTGCAGCCCGTGGACTTGATTGCCAGCAAGCTGCACGGTGCGGGTCAGCACATCTTTTTTGGTGCCAATCACAGCTTTGCACCAGCCGCTGATGACCACTTGGCCTGGCAACGCTGGGAACACATGATCTCTCACTTTCTGCGCTTGGGCTACCTGTGCAGCCTGGACATTCCTGTCCAGTGTGTGGAAACCTTCAACGATTCGGGCCTGTGCGAGTTCCGCAACTTCATCCCGCAGATCCGCGTGAGCATTCCCTATGTTCAGCTGTGGAACTACAACACCATGATCAAGATTGACGACTGTGACTTTGATGCAACCAACCCTGGGGTGTGGACACACAGCTTGCACAGCCTCATGAGCCGCGACACTTTCACCAGCTGGGATCAATACAGCAAGGACCAACCTCTATGAGAGAACTAGTAAAAATTGTATTACACCCAAAATTAGAAAACGAGCACCGCGAAGAAGTTGCGAGTTGGATGTCGTTGAATGCTGACCCAGAAACATGGAGGATCAACTCTAACTATGACAGTCACGGAACTTTTAACGTTACGATACTTGGTAAAGAAAATGAAGGACTTGTTAGCATGTTTATGCTAAAATACGGCGATACAAAAGTCATTGATCACGTGTATCGCGAGTATTACGAAATTGCTCCAGAAGCTTTGGCATTATTTGACTTTGGAAATTAAAAATGAATCAAGAACAACGGGCCACAGTAGACCGCCGCAAACAGGCAGCTGAAAGAAAAATCTGGGTCACCTTCCGCAAAGAAGGAATCCACTGCTATCCAGCCGCGGCCACAGATCCGGCCCTGGCCACTGGCGATGAATACGATGTGAGTTTTTTGGGCACACCACACCGACACATTTTCCACTTCCGTGTTTGGGCGGATGTGGAGCATTCGGACCGAGATATCGAGTTCATTCAATTCAAACGTTGGCTCGAAAACCTTTACAACGGCGGAACACTTCAGCTAAACTACAAGAGCTGCGAAATGATGGCAGATGATCTCTACGATCAGATTGCCGCACGGTATCCAGGACGTGCTGTCTGGATTGAGGTCGCCGAAGACGGTGAAAATGGCGCCTTCATCAAATACGAAACTCACCAACCCTACCAATCCATCGAAATCTAAAATAGGAAACTGTCATGGCAAAAGTCGCAATCAAACCCAATCCCCGCATGAACGATCTGTTCCGTGACCTGGAGCAGTTCTTGGAGTTCTGCCAGGACTACGGGTATCGCTACAACGAAGCCGATCTCTACAACTTCAAGAGCTATGCCTGGCAACAATACAGCAAGTATTCAGCAGGCAAGAACGCCAAGAACATGTGGGATGAAGACACCCGCCGTTTTGCTGGCATGCGTTGAAAGGCAGCAACATGACCCACAACCTTGACGATGCAGAGTTTGAGACTCTGGTTCGGTTGCTGGATCAGGCCATGGCCAGTCAGGATGCCAGGGTGCAAGATGCCCTGCGAAGCCTGCTGGTCATAACCTCGTTGACAGCCCCAGACCAATCCGGTCTCACTCAACCTGGTCCCTTGTCAGAAATGCGCGCCCGAGTTCAAAGTTTGACACAGTCAGTAACCGCCCTTGAACGGCGGATGCATGACCTAGAGCGTGGCGAGTGGGAGAGTCGCCGTCTCAAGTCTCGGGACGACTATTGGCTCAGCCAACGCATGAGCGAGTACCGGGCCACCAGCTGGCCCCGAACCCTCCCCGGAGACTGGCTGAAACCCAACCCCAACAGTGACATATGAGAAAACTTTACTACATGGGACTTGAGTCCTACGAAGCACGATACACCTTGCAACTGACCGAGTGGAACCGTCGTGTGTTTGACCGCCGTGGCTTGGACGTGGTATACGTGCCGGGCAACACCATTGACAACTCTCAGGCCATCTCAGTGGGCCAAGTCCTGGATGCACATGGTCGCAGCTACTTCAGCATGAGCCAGTTGATGAATCTGGTGCAGATGATGAAGAACGGCAAAGTCACTGCCGAGGACGTGGTGTTCTTTGAGGACATGTTCCAGCCTGGTATTGAGAGCTTGGCCTACATCCTGGACCAAGTGCCTGAATCTGCACGACCACGCATCTATGTTCGTTGTTTGGCTCAAAGCATCGACCCCGATGACTTTGTGCATGTGTGGGGCATGAGCCGGTGGATGGGATTGTATGAGCAGATGGTGAACGAACTGGTGCTCAAGTCTGGCGGCGCTGTGTTGGCCACTAATGAAGAAATGGTTGCACACATGCGAATCGCAGGTTGGACTGCACCCATCTACAACATCTCGGGCCTGGCATTCGGCAAGTCAGAAGTTCAAGAGCGCGTGGAAAACCACATTCGCCCATTCCACGAACGCCAGCGTCGTGTGGTGTTTGCGGCGCGGTGGGATCAGGAAAAACAGCCTGACTTCTACATGGACCTGATCGAAGCATGGCACAGCCAGGACACAACCGGTGTGACCTTTGAACTGTTGCAAGGCGGGCCCTTGCGCAGCAATGACGCTCGCTACATCGATCGCGCCAGGGACATGGACAGTCGTGGACTGTTGACCATTCGCGAAAACCTCAAGAAGAATGAGTACTACAACCTTCTCAACAACAGCCGTGTGTTGTTCAACTGTGCGCTGCAAGACTGGGTGTCAAACACAGTGAGCGAAGCAGATGCCCTGGGCTGCAATGTGCTGTATCCAGCCTATCGCAGTTTCCCCGAGACCTTTGCCAACGACGCTGATCGCTTGTATGTGCCCTGGAGCATGACAGATGCCATGGCCAAGCTGCAACAGTTGTTGGACGCGCCGCATGTGAACCAGGGACGGATCTCGGACTGGAACAATGGCACCATTGATCGTTGTGTTGACATCATGACTGGGCAAGGCGAGCAATGGCGGCGCACTGACCGCGATTATCGCAATCACACCAGAGCTGCCAAGTATGAGTCCAACAGGGGGCACCAATGAGTCAGCATGTGATAGTGACCGGTGGCGGTGGCTACATCGGCGGGCAAGTGGCCTTGATGCTGGTGGATGCAGGCTATCGGGTCACTGTGATTGATCGTGCAGAATGCCCCGATCACCTGGTGGGTGTGGATCTGACCTACGAGTGCTTGGATTTTGATTCCAGTTCAGCACATCGTGTGATCCTCATGGCAGCGCCAGATGCCATCATTCACTGCGCTGGCACCAGCTTGGTTGGTCCCAGCATGACCAATCCACAGGACTACTACCAGAACAACGTGGTCAAGACTCAACGCTTGATTGACTTTGTCAAACAGGCCCTGCCCGCCACAAGAATCATCTTCAGTAGCAGTGCTGCGGTGTATGGTGAGCCGGTGATGACTCCGTGTCACGAAGTGGATCCTTGCGATCCCATCAGCCCCTATGGTCGCAGCAAGTTGGCCATTGAATGGATGCTGCGAGACTACCATGCAGCATATGGCCTAGACTATGTGGCATTCCGCTTCTTCAACGCCTGCGGTGCTGATTCGCAAGCACGTCACGGTCAAGCCCCTGGCGCTACTCACATCATTGCCCGTGTGCTGGAAAGTGTGAGAGACCAACGGCCGTTTACTCTGTACGGGGTAGACTATCCCACAGCTGATGGTACCTGTGTGCGTGACTATGTGCATGTGGAAGACATTGCTCGTGCGCACCTTGCAGCCCTGGATCGGTCAGTGCCCGCAGGTGTGTACAACCTAGGCTCGGCCCAAGGCACCAGCAACCGTCAGATCATCGCAGCGGTGACTCGGCTCACTAGCCGCACCGTGGATGTGCAATTAGGCGAGGCTCGCGCAGGTGATCCCCCGCTGTTGACTGCCAGCTCGGCACAGTTTGATCGTGTGTGTCCCAGCTGGAGGCAATACAATTTGGACCACATGATCCAGCATGCCTGGCAGTGGTACAATCAAAGTGCTTGACATTGTCAAGAAATATGTTACATTAGCAGTGTACAATCTAAATACACTGCAGACATCCTCGTCTCAAACTCGGAGAAAGAAAAATGACAGATACTAGTAAGCCCCTATCACAAGCCATTCGCGAACAAAGCAAACTAAGCCAGTTTCGACTATACAGCGGACTAAAATTAATCGAAACAGGCAGCAATCGAGGAACAACAGATTATGCCGGTTCTGCAGCAGAACTCGGTATAACTGAACAGCAACTCAGAAAGATAATTGAACGAGTTAAAGGCATGTACGGGCGCGAACCGGAATCGACTATCACTGTTGTCGAATACGTCAAAAAACTCAAAGAATCAAACGTGTCGCCAGACGATGTTGGGATAGGAGACGGAAAATACCAAGCTGGGAGAAAAAACCACGACCTGCCGTATTCGTTTGATAATTTTGAATTTATTACGCAGCATGATAATTTGCTGGAAAAAGAAGAGAGGCTAAAAGAATCCAGCCGCTGGACAGCAAAACCAGTCATGACTCCGTTTGGAAAAGTAGAAAGTTTGGTCAAAGCGGCTGAGCAATTTGATGTCAACGTGGCTACTATTAAGCGATGGATTGATTCTGGCGACGAGAAATACGCCGACTGGTTTTACGAAGGCGAGTATCCAGAAAAAATTGCAAAAAGAATGCGGCAAGACGGCAAACGTTTCTGGGCGGGCGATAACATAAGCGAGTATGTTGAAAATTTAGACATGCTGATCGATGACCTTGCGCCGAGATTCGAATCGGTGCTGAAGGGGCTTGTGATTGATACCGACACCGACCCCAACAGTCATGGCACAGCTCGCAGACTAGCCAAAATGTATGTTAGAGAAACAATGAGTGGACGCTATGACCCAGCACCAGACGCAACAGCATTTCCCAATAACTCGGAGGACCGCTACGAAGGTATGTTGGTTGTTCGCAGCGAGCTTCGCAGCATGTGCAGTCATCATCACCAACCTGTCAGTGGTGTTGCTTATATTGGCATTATTGCTGCTGAGAAGCTCATCGGCCTCTCCAAGTACACCCGTATCGCACAGTGGTGCGCCCGACGTGGTACTCTCCAGGAGGAGTTGGCTAATGACATTGCTCGGGAAATCATGAAGGCCACTGGTGCGAAGGATGTAGGTGTTTACATACAGGCCACGCACGGGTGCTGTGAAAACCGCGGCATCATGGCACACTCCAGTCTCACACAGACCACTGTGCTGAAAGGTGCATTCAAAAGCGATCCCGGTGTCAAGAAAGAGTTCTTTGACAACATCAAACTTCAACAAGACTTTGCTCCGAGGTAATCATGGCCACACGTAAAAAGAAAGATCCTGGTACAGTATCGGGATTCCCGAAAAGTTATCCATACGCGGTGGTTGGCACCCACCTCACAGTGACCGAATATGAAGATGGTCGCACCCAGTTGACCTGGGACGATGCTGCACTGTTGCGCGAAGTGCAAGAGGCCATCCGCACCTGGGAACTGAGTCAAGAAGTCAAGCCAGTCAAGACTCCGCGCAGTCGCAAAAAATCTACCACTTGATCACCATGGCAGCCACACTTGAACAAGCAAAAGAATTGGGCATAGTGCCCTGGGACACCATCGAGTCAGAACAAGAAACTGTTGTGGTGTTTCGAGACAATTTTCCAGTCACTCGAGGTCACCTGTTGTTTGTACCTCGCGAAAACACTGCCGAAGGTATCATGGATTGTTTTATGCTGGCATACAAGTACGGGCAACGCGAAGTCATAGTGGGCAACGCAGATGGCTTCAACGTGGGCATGAACAATCTGGCCGCTGCAGGCCAGACTGTGATGTATCCGCATGTGCACATGATTCCACGCCGCAATGGTGATTGTGCTGACCCTGTGGGCGGAGTTCGAGCGGTGATCCCAGGTCAATCCAACTACAGAAAATCCGGTTACAGGGTCCCGGCATAAGTAATCTCACAGCGGTCTTCGGCATCATCCCGCTCGACAAACTCTGCTGCCTATGCTATTATCAACATAGGAGATTACATGAGCATTCAAGAAGATCCAATAATAAAAGAAATCTTGCGTCGTTACGATATTATTGACAGCCAGCCTGTTGAAGAATTACGCAGACGCATGTTGACCAGCCGTGTGTATTTTACTGCGCATCTGGCATTGATTGGCTATCCGTTAAGCAATCGTCCAGAGTGGTTGGATCAAGATTGCTTAACACCCGTAATGGACGAGTACACCTTTCACAGCGGCTGGTATGACCCGTTAATTTATGGATTACACAGTCAGCTAGTTGAAAAAATTGATCAGAAAGATTAATATGACAAATCAAACCATACAATACCGATACACCTCAACCAAAGAGTACGTGGACGCTTTTCCCTGCGCATACCGTCAGTGGCGCGCAGACAGTCACTGTAACCTGATTCACGGTTACAGCTTTAGCATGAAGTTCTACTTCGGTACCAATGACCTTGATGTTCGCAACTGGGCAGCGGACTACGGTGGACTCAAAGAACTCAAGAAACAGTTGGAGAGTCAGTTCGATCACACCCTGATTGTGGCACAGGATGACCCAGAAATGGCGACATTCCGGTTGTTGCAAGAAAAGAAAATGGCCAAGATTGTGGTGTTACCGCGCTTGGGCTGTGAAGGCCTAGCTGACATGCTGTACAAGTATGTGAACGGTGTGTACATTCCCGAAATGTGGGGCCCAGGCGAAGCCGAACGTCTATGGTGCTACCGAGTGGAAGTTCGTGAAACACAGGCCAACATGGCATTTCGCGAAGGACATCGTGAGTGGAACGAGAATCTGCTGGACTGAAATATGTGCCCGGCTCAAATGGTGAGCCGAAGCATTTTACCCCAAGCGAGGAAGAACAAGCCTGGCGCGTTCTTGAAGGTAAATGTCCTCATAATCAGGGATGGCGTTACGAGGGGCACGGGCACAACGACGAAGCCTGGAGTTGCGAAATTTGCAATGAATACAAATGGTGGTAAGTTGGATGCGAACAACAATGAAGCAGTCCTAAATGCTTTATTTGGGACTGCAATTGTGTTAACATACCTTATCACCACAGGGCATCGCAAGTGGAACGAGAATTTGTTTGAATAAGGAAACATCATGTTAGATCGTATTTTTGGAACGTTGGATCGTGGCCTGGTTGCAAAACTGGTTGCGTTCCAGATTTTTGTCATTGCCATCAGCAATTGGATTGTGAGCTACAGTTTCAACATCTTTGGAACTGCACTCAGCTATGCGGCATTCACATTCCCCTTGGTGGTTGTGGCCACTGACCTCACTGTGCGAATGGTGGGCAAGGAAATGGGTCGTGTGGTGGTCACACTGTCATTCATCCCAGCCATCCTGATCAGCATGGCCATTGTGGCCATGAGTGGAGCACCCTCCAACGTTGCCATCAGCATTGGTCTTGCTTCGGGCTGTGCCTACGCTGTGAGTACCATCCTAGACGTGTATGTGTTCAGTTACTTCCGCGAGAAGTATACGCAATGGTGGATCGCACCCACATTTGCCAGCGTGTTTACCATGATCATTGACACCTATACCTTCTACTATGTGGCCTTTGCCAATGTGCCCGGCAGCCCGTTTGAGCACAACTGGTTCAGCGCAGCGGCTGCCCACAGTGTGACCAAGATCGCAGTGAGCCTGTTGGTGATCCTGCCTGCATACGGTGTACTGCTCAACTACCTGCAAAAGCGGCTGGTCAAGTAACATGGACAAACAGTATCAAATTGCAGTTCTGCTGCCCACTCGTGGCAGAACTGAAGCGCTGAGTCGCAGTGTCAGCAGTTTGCTTGATACTGCGGCTGACCCCAGCCGTGTGCAGATACTCATGGGTTTTGACCAAGACGATGCAGTGGGGTTGGAGCATTTGCGACAGGTGCTGTTGCCACAATTGCAGCAACGTGGAGCCAATTTCAAGGCTGTGCAATTCAATCGCCTGGGGTACATCAACATCCACAAGTATTACAACGAGCTGGCACGACATGCAGATGCCGACTGGATGTTTGTATGGAACGACGATGCATTCATGGTCACACCAAACTGGGACCAAGTGATTGATTCATATGCCGGCCAACTCAAAGTGCTCAAGGTACACACTCACAACGAGCATCCTTACAGCATTTTTCCAATTGTGCCTGCAGTCTGGTATCAAACTCTTGGATACCTAACTGGACATCAAATGATCGATGCATGGATCAGCCAAATGGCATACATGCTAGACATCATGGAAATAGTCAACATTGACGTAACTCATGATCGGCATGATCTCACTGGCAACAACGCCGACAGCACGTTCAAGGAACGTGTGAGTTTAGAGGGCAATCCCGCCAATCCAGCGGACTTTCACCACAAGGACATGAATCTTCGTAGGCTGGCCGACTGTGAGAAAATGGCTCAGTTGATGAAATCTCAGGGCATGAGTACTCAGTGGTGGGAATCAATAAAACAGGGAAAACAAGACCCTTGGCAAAAACTCAAAGCCAATGATGTAAACCAGCAGATGTTTCAATTCACACTCAACTCATGATCTATCAAATTCACAGCGCAGTAAATCAACAGTTGGTGGCAGCGGTCATCACCCCAGACGGTTCGCAGAATCGAGTCAATGCTGGCGATGACAGCAAAATACTACAGGTGAGCCTGTTGAATCTATCGGCTGGTCGCATGGTGTCGCCACATAGGCACCTGCCAGTCAATCGAGTCACTGTGGGCACAGTTGAAACCTGGGTGGTCATCAGCGGCACGGTACGAGCCACAGTGTTTGATATTGACAAAACTCAACTGGCAACACTTGAACTGGCAGCTGGCCAATGCATGACTTTGTATCAGGGCGGTCACAGTTTTGAAACCATTTCAGATGCTGTGGTCTACGAAATCAAAAATGGCCCTTACTTTGGCCCAACAGCAGACCTGGAGAAGTTTGAGTGAAGGTCATGGTTTTTGGATCCAGCGGTGGCATAGGATCAGCAGTGTGCCACTTGCTGATGCAACAGGGCCACGAGGTACTGGCAATTGATCGTTCGGTTGTGGATTGCAGCCACAACCATTTTGAACAACGTATTTCTTGCCTGCTGGAACAACATCAACCCAACGGAGTTATCAATTGCATGGGTGTGTTGGGCACAAACCAAGATCAGTATCGCACGGTGTTTGATGTGAATTTTGGCAGCGCTTGGGCCATTGTGCAGCACTATCTAGATCGCAAGAGTCAACCAGTTAACATTGTGTTGGTGGGGTCGATTGTGCACAATCAGCCAAGAAAAAACTCCATGCTGTATGCCGCCAGCAAAACAGCATTGCACAATCTTTGGCAAAGCACAGAGGATGTATTTTCGGGCACACCAGTCAACATAGCCATAGTACATCCGCCGCGTGTGAACACCCGAATGCTCAACGGTCGCACAGGTCCAAGTTTGGAACCGCAGGAAGTGGCCTTGGCTATAGTGAATTTGACAACTGACATGAAACATCGTACACTACTCGAAATAGGAATCTAACAATGAAAACAGCTTTTATCACAGGCATTGCTGGGCAAGACGGCAGCTATTTGGCCGAACACCTGCTGGAACAGGGGTATCGAGTCACTGGCATTGTTCGTCGCAACAGCACAGTGGAGCACCAGAAAGACCGTATTGGTGATCTTCCAGTGGAAGTGGAGTACGGAGATTTGACTGACCAGAGCAGCCTGGAACGCGCACTGAGAATCTATCAACCAGACGAAATCTACAACCTCGCAGCACAGAGCCATGTGCGTATTTCAAGCGACATTCCTCAGTTTACCACTCAAGTCAATGCATTGGGCGTGGTAAACATGTTAGAAGCTTACCGAACCGTGGTGCCACAGGCTCGATTTTATCAAGCCAGCTCAAGTGAAATGTTTGGTAGCAGCGTGGATCCTGACAACTATCAGCGTGAAACCACTCCCATGCGTCCAGTGAGCCCATACGGTTGCACCAAGGTGTTTGCCTATAACATGGTGCATCACTACCGCAATGCCTACCGATTGCATGCCAGCAACGGTATCTTGTTCAATCACGAAAGCCCACGACGTGGATCAAACTTTGTGACCAACAAGGTGGTCAAGGGTGCTGTGCAGATTTCTCTGGGGCTGGCCAAGACCCTGGAATTGGGCAACATGGACAGCTATCGTGACTGGGGACACAGTTATGACTACGTGCGAGCCATGCACTTGATTCTACAACAAGATCAACCCAATGACTTTGTTGTGGCCACTGGCATTACTCGTTCGGTTCGCGACATGTGTGAATATGTGTTTGGGCGCCTGGGCTTGAACTATCAGGACCATGTGGTTCAGAATCCCAAATACCTGCGGCCCGAAGAGCTGCCGTATCTGCGCGGCGACAACAGCAAGATCACCACACAGCTGGGTTGGAAGCCCACGTACACGTTTGAAGCACTCATGGACGAAATGATTGCTCACTGGCAACAAGTTTACAAACACAAGGAAGCAAATGAGTAAGATCAAAATAGCAGAACTGTTCTACAGCATTCAAGGCGAAGGCCGATACATGGGTGTGCCCAGCGTGTTTTTGCGCACGTTTGGTTGCAACTTCAAATGTGCAGGCTTTGGTATGCCACGCGGCGAGAGCAGTGCAGAGGCAGAACAAGTGGCTGCAGAGCATGCACTGCGCCCTATTGCTCGTTATGAAGACTTGCCCTTGGTCTCTACTGGATGTGACAGCTATGCCAGCTGGCACCCGGCGTTCAAGGATCTCAGTCCCATGCTCACCAGTGATGCCATTGCAGAACGCATTGCAGAGATACTACCACACGGTGAGTGGCGCGACGAGCACCTGGTGATCACCGGCGGCGAGCCCTTGCTGGGCTGGCAACGTGCCTATCCAGACCTGCTGAATCATCCCAAGATGCAGGGTCTCAAGGAAATCACTTTTGAGACCAACGGCACACAACGGCTCACACCAGAGTTTGTTGATTACTTGCGGGCATGGCGCACTGCCGCTCCGTTTGAACGAGAAATCACCTTCAGTGTCAGCGCCAAGCTGCCCTGCTCGGGCGAAGCCTGGGAGGACGCCATCTGCCCCGAAGTGGTATGTGAGTATGAACAGGTGGGCACTGCATACTTGAAGTTCGTGATTGCTACCGAGCAAGACTTTGCGGATGCGGAATGCGCCATTGCTGCATATCGTGCAGCAGATTTCAGCGGCCATGTTTATCTCATGCCTGTGGGCGGGGTGGAAAGTGTGTATGCACTCAACAACCGCAAGGTGGCCGACTTGGCCATGCGACACGGCCTGCGCTACAGTGATCGACTGCAGGTACCGCTGTTCAAGAACGAGTGGGGCACATGATAACACGAATTGAGTTAGGCCCAGACGACCGCATGCTGCGAATCGGATTTGGCAAGAACCAAGGCAACTGGTTCTTTAGAATCGATTTGTGGACAGTGGGATTTAGGATCACATGATGTTGGACCACAAGGTCGAACAGTCGCCCCCTTGGGAGAACTGGGGCATGCTGCGAGCAAACAACTGGCAACTCAAACGTTGCTGGTGGCCGCGACAGTGCAACTTGACAGGGCAGAAATTGTGGGGGCGGCTGGCATATCGCGGCGAACATTGGATCACTGGGCCAGGCGAGCCTGTAGTAGATTACTACTGGGTCGAAAAGTCAGAGTTCCTGTTGTGGAGAATAAAGCATGGATGATCCGATAGCCCACGAGACCTTTGAAAATTTTTGGTTCCGGCGCAGCGAATGGCAACTTCGGTTTGCTTGGTTTCCACATCGATGTGAAAAGTCACGTAAGATCATTTGGCTTGCCCGCGCCTATTGTGGGACCTTGAGATTAAAACCTGATGGGCCCACCAGTGTGTTTCGAGGAGTAACCGAGAAGTTCTGGCTAACACCACAAGAATTTGTTTTTTGGAGTTTGAAAAATGTTTGAATGGATCAAGCGCTTGGCAGGATTAGAACCTGCAACCAGCGAGCCCGAGCCCGAGCCACAACCGGCGCGGCCACCACGAAAGCCCGCAGCACGTAAGCCAGCACAGCCCGAGCCTGCGGCAGCGCCACCAGCCAAGACCGAAAAGGAATTGGCTACCGAACGCGGTGAACCTTGGGTAGCGGTACTGGGCATGGATGTAGATCCTGATAATCTGCATCAGGGCGCTTTTGAATTGGACTGGAACGAGATATTCATTGCTCGCTTGGTCAAGGCCGGTTACATGATGAAGCCCACCGACACTGACGCAGAGATCGTGGATCGCTGGTTCCAAAACGTGTGTAGACACGTGGTCATGGAAACCTGGGAACAAGAGCAAGCAATTCGACAGTCGGGTATCTATGTTCGCACCAGAGACATCGGCGATGGAAAGTCCGAAGTTTCATGAAGCCCGGGTCACTTGCTCGTTTTTTCAAGCTGTTGAGACACTGAACGCCCAAGTGAGTCCCTGTATGTATTGGTTACACAACCGTGTGGGTGGCTCGGATTGGTACGTGACACAACGGGATGGCTTGAACTATATTGGGCTTGAACGCCCCGAGCAGCTGACCTTTTTGTTATTGAAGATGTAATCATGCTACCACTTGAACCCGAACCCACGCTCAAGGTATATCTGTTGCTGAAACAAACAGGCCTGTCATTTGCACCTTGTGGTTACAGTTCCAACAGCTTGCCCAGCTCGATTGGGTTCTACACCACTCGCAACGAAGCTGAAATTGCTCGCACACATGAACTTTTAATGTCTGTGGACCGAAGCGACCATGCCCAGTACCACATTTATGAATTGGATATTCCCAATGTCGCCTACCGAATCCCCAATCCCCAAAACCCCTGAACAAGCTCGGGCCTGGCTCAAGAGCCTGGGACTGTTTCGTTTCGCCGCACTTGAAGAACCCCAGCGCACTCACATGTTGACCTTGTTTGCCATGATGAAGTCCGACAGCAGCAGCAACAACCAGCGGTCATTCACCGAAGTGTACACCCATGCTGGCAAAACATACCATGTGACCACCTTTGAAGATGGTGAAATTGTTGTAGAAGAGGAATTGACAGATGATCTTTAATCACGTGAAAGAGCTCAAGGCTCAAGGCAAAAGAATTGGAATCACGTTCAGCACCTTTGATCTTTTTCATGCGGGCCATGTGGCCATGCTGAGTGAAGCCAAAAATCACTGCGACTATCTCATTGCAGGGCTGCAGACCGATCCCACTATTGATCGGCCCACGACCAAAAATCGTCCGGTGCAGAGCATCGTGGAACGGCAGATTCAGTTGTCGGCCTGTCGCTATGTGGACGAAGTGGTGATCTACCAAACCGAGCAGGACTTGGTGGACCTGTTGCTGATCTTGCCCTTGGATGTGCGTATTCTGGGCGTGGAGTATGAGCATGCAGATTTCACTGGCCGCGCCGAATGTGCCAGCCGTGGAATCCAGCTGGTGTTCAACAGCCGAGATCACAGCTTCAGCAGCAGTAGCCTGAGAAAACGGGTAGCAGCCAGCGAAACCATGAAGGCTTTGAGCCAAACTAATTGATCAAAATGGCAACCTGTGTTACACTGCATGCGTATCATTGACTGCTGACCCACATGAAATATCTACTGATTGACACTGCCAACATGTTTTTTCGTGCCCGACATCAGGCACACCGTGCAGCAGACACCTGGACCAAATTGGGATTTGCTCTGCACTTGACTTTCATGAGCGCCAACAAGGTGGCACGTGACCTGGGCGCGGACCATGTGGTGTTTGCCCTGGAAGGCCGCAGCTGGCGCAAAGATATCTACAAGCCCTACAAGGCCAACCGCGCCGAAAGCCGTGGGCGCATGACCGAAGACGAGGCCGACGAGGACAAGATGTTCTGGGAGACTTACGATGCGTTCACCACATTCCTGCGCGACAAGACCAATTGCAGCGTGATTCGCTGTGCCACTGCCGAAGCTGACGATGTGATTGCGCGTTGGATTGCCTTGCATCCCGGGGACGAGCATGTGATTGTGAGCTCGGACTCGGACTTTGTGCAGTTGGTGGCACCCAACGTCAAGCTCTACAACGGCATCAATGAGCACTTGTTTGCTGTGGATGGTGTGACCGATAACAAGGGCCGACGCCTGGCATTTGCTGTGGAAAGCAACAGCAAGATCAAGGTGGGCAAGCCCGATGCTGGTTTTGTGACACCCCCGGACTACCAGAAGTGGGTGTTGTTTATCAAATGCATGCGCGGCGATCCCGGCGACAACGTGTTCTCGGCCTATCCTGGTGTGCGAATCAAAGGCACCAAGAACCAAATTGGCTTGACCGAAGCCTTTGCAGATCGTGCTCACCGCGGCTACGCATGGAACAATCTCATGTTGCAGCGCTGGACTGATCATGACAAACAAGAACACAAGGTGTTGGACGACTACGAGCGCAACCGTCGGTTGATCGACCTCACAGCGCAGCCCGATGATATCAAGGCAGCGGTGGATGCTGCCATCCGCGAACAAGTGAGTCACAAGGACGTGGGCATGGTGGGCGCACAGTTCCTCAAGTTCTGCGGCCGTTACGAATTGACCAAGCTGAGCGACCATGCCGAAAGCGTGGGACGCTGGCTCAACACAACCTATCGAGGAGTTCTCAATGACACTAGTGGCCAAGCCGGTAATTGACAAGCAATACTGGATCCTGAGAGACAACCAACAAAAAGTTGGAAATGTGCAGGCAGTGAAGGATGGGTTCGCACTCACAGTCAGAGACACTGTGATCAAGTACAAGACTATTCGAATGCTGCGACAACAGGCTGATATCGAATTCGTCACACCGCAGCCCACTGCCAAGCCCGACACTCAGCAGGTACACGGATACCATGCTGGTTGCAGAGTACACAATCCAATTTGGAATGTGCAAATGCGCCTGCCGCTGTTTACCAAACAAGCCAAAAGCAAGAGTTGGTATGCAGCCGGCTGGTATCGTGTGCGTCAACACACCACATGGAAAACAGTACACAATCCCAAACTCATAACCTTGCAACGTTATGCGTACCAAGGTCCATTTCACTCACAAAAGGAAGCCCATGAAGCTAAAACTTAAAGTCCTCAACCCCGACGTGTTGACACCCATGCCCAGCTATGCCACGCCCGGCAGTGCATGTTTTGACATTGCCACAGTGTCAGAAACCACCACTATCCCGCCTGGCGGCGCGGCCACATTTGCCACTGGCATCGCAGTGGAAGTGGAGCCTGGCTGGGCACTGGTGGTGCACAGTCGCTCGGGGCACGGTTTCAAGCATGACACCCGCCTGGCCAACAGTGCCGGCATCATCGACAGCGACTATCGCGGCGAGATCTTTGTGCGCCTGCGCAACGACGGTGACCAACCGCTGACCATCAAACAGCTTGACCGCATTGCCCAGGGCATGATAGTTGCATGCCCCCAAGTGACATTTGAAGTGGTGTCGGAACTGGGCACTACTCAACGCGGCTCTGGTGGCCTGGGCAGCACCGGAACTGGCATGCTGGTGGCCGAAAATGGCTACGCACCGCCTGATCATCTGTAAATACTTGTCAAGGAGACACACATGTACTCGAACTCAACTTATCTTTCGGCTAGTGAAATCAACACCGCCATGGCCGGCGTCTACAAACACATGGCGCTGGCTGTGTTGACCAGCATGGTTGTGAGCTGGGCAGTGAGCACTTCGCCTGCACTCATGGCCCTGTTGTTTGGGACTGCCCTGAAATGGGTGGTGATCTTTGCGCCCTTGGTGGCTGTGTTTGCCATGGGCATGAGCCTGCATCGAGTTGGCGCCGGCACAGCGGTGGCCATGCTGCATGGCTTTGCTGCACTCATGGGCTTGAGCATGTCCACCATATTTGCGGTGTACACATCACTCAGCATCTTCACAGCATTCATGAGCGCGGCCGTGCTGTTTGGGGTCATGAGCATTTACGGATACTTCACCAAGAAGGATCTGTCAAGCCTGGGCCAATATCTGTTTGTGGGCTTGATTGCCATCATCATTGCCAGCGTGATCAACATCTTTGTGGGCAGCAGCATTGCACAAATGGTGATCAGCGCCATTGCAGTGATTGTGTTCCTGGGTCTCACTGCCTATGACACACAAAACATTCGCGATCAGCTGACGTCAGGTGCAGGCGGCAACGTGGAGATTGCAGGTGCCTTGAGCTTGTATCTCAACTTCATCAACCTGTTCATGAGCCTGTTGCAACTGTTTGGCAATCGCGAGGACTGATGCCATGACGCTGATCTACGATGACTACAATGACTGCTGGGTATGGGTTGACGTAGATCAGCAGGACCTGGAACTCAGCCCGCACTTTGATTACGAAGAAGATGCCATTCAATGGTACGGGCGAATCAGCAAACACGTCTTTAGCGAATTTGGTATCACCAATGAAAACCCGAAAACAAATAATAGCTGACATGTGCATGGCCATGCGTCATGACTTTGGATTGGAAAAAACCGGGCCCATGGCTGATCTGGGCATTGGCTCGGGACTGACCGCACAGGAACGTCAAGCCCTGTGGAATCAAATGGCGCAGGTGTTTGACCATGTGATTGCACCCAACATGGAATTCCGTGCACACGAGTTCACTGCACCCACAGCAGGGGAGTGGACCGAACCATGAGCTTGCACATCAACAGATTCATTGACTCCATCAAGGCTCACGAGTCACGTGGTCAGCGTGACTTTGTGATGAGCATGCGCGATGCCCGTGACCTGCATGCCGACATCACCAAACTGTTGTTGGCCATGCAGAACATGCAACAGCAGGTGGCACAGAGCGATCAAGTGGTCAAAGTTGAAGTTTCTGGCGGCAGTTTTAAAAGCACGTAGTTAATGGCATAAATACTGCTGGAGAAAACAAGTGAGCCGACCAAAACCAACTGTGCTGATTGAACACACTGACCGACAAACCTACCGAACCGAACAAGTATTGGCAGCTGATGGGGTTTGGGCAGTGTTCTACGACAACAAACCCATCAACCTCAAGACCAGCAATCTGCTGACTCAATACCCTGGACCCAAGTACAAGAAAGTATCGTTTTCGAACAAGGGCCATGCAATCAATCTGGCCAAGAAACTCAACGCACAATTCAAGACCACCAAGTTCACGGTGGTGTTGCTGACACAGGGGCAACAGGTGTACCCCGATGACACGAAATGAGTTCACAACTCAAGCGTGGCACCAGTTGCCCCCAACAGTTCAAGCCAAGCTGCCGCTGGATGCGGCTGGCAAATTGTGGTGGACCAGCCCCACTGAAACCTGCTGGCGTCTGAGTGAACTGGGTTTTCGCATGCTCACACTCAGCCCCACACCCTTGCCCCACTGGGACTTCAAACTGGAACGCCTGCCCATGCCGTGGCAACTGCTGACCCTGAGTCGTCACTGTCAGTATCCATACGCCATCACCGGGCGACGGCTCAGCTTGTTTGACAGCGGCGATGCCATGATGGCTGCATTGTATCAAGATGCCGGGCAATGGATGCAACAGTTACACCGGCACGGCGGTTGACTCAAAATCCCCCTTTTGCTATACTAACAGTGTAGAAAAAAGGAGTTGACCATGCCCCAGATCACCCGACCCATTGCCCACCGTGTGGACATCATCGAAAGCGAGCGCGGATGGGGTCAAAAGCTCGACGAAACCCTTTACTTCGACAACGAACCCGAAGCTCGGGAATACGTGCGCAAATACAACAGCCAGAACACTGCCAAAGAGACGCCCGACTGGTACATGTATGCAGAATATGTGGGTTCTGTCCGCTAAAATAGTACTCTAGTATTACATTTTTCGGTTGCCCGAAATGGCCAGTCGTGTTATAATTAGAACATGATGAAGCAACAAGCAACCCGCAAAAAACGCTCGGACCGTACGCATGTGATCTACATGCTGACCAGTGGTGCAGACTTCTACATTGGTGTCACTGCCAAGACCGAAAGCACCATCCGCAAGAGCGTGATGACCCGTTGCATGAAGCACCTGTATCGCAGCCGCAGCGAAGACAAGAGCTGGGCCCTGTACGAAGCCATGCGTGAACGTGGCACTGAATCGTTCACTGTGGCTGTGCTGGCAGTGGTGCGTGGCAAGACCGCTGCACATCAACTGGAACGCGAAATGATCCGTCAACATCGTCCCAATCTCAACACCGACCTGCGCGGTGTGGCATAAGGAGCACAACATGAGTTTCATCCCCAACACTGGCGATTACTTCTATTGCAGCATTCGTCCTGTGGTCAGGGACCAAGTGATCAGCAACCCTGTCATGGGCGTTGCGGAAGTGGTCAAGGTGCGTCACACTGATGGCAGTTTTCAGGACAAGATTTTTCAGTGCGTGGCCCGTGACGACACCATGATGGTGGTCCGAGTGGTAGTGGGCGGGCACAATTGGGAGCGTGAACAAACAGATAACTTCCGCATCAGCCGCTTTGAGTTCGAGCCCGTGGGTCCCGAAGTGCGCCGCTATTATCGATTGGATCACGCTCAGGAGCAAGCATGAAACAGGTTGTGTACAAAGGTCTGGTGTTGGCCAAAGGCAGCACTGCCCTGGAACTGTGGGAACTGTGGCAGCGCGAGACCAAGGATCGCAATGCTGCACAGCGAAAGCTGGACCAGCACATGAAGGAAGTTGAGCAACGTCACCGTGACTTGTTGGAACGCTACAAATGACCTACATACTGATGATTTTTACCATTGTTGCCGCTTCTGATGGCGCGCTGGAGCCACGTTCTGATTGGCGACCAATTGGCGAGTTCCACACTGTTCAGGAAGTCAATCGTAAGATCAGTGGGCTCGAACTGTGTGAAGCTGCCGCACGCCGACTTCAATTGAAAACCAATTCCTATCAGTGTGTGCGATCCAGATAAGCTGACAGGCAAGACTTGGAACTGTTGAAATCATGAAATACCTGTACATTGGTTGGTGTCGAGAAGGCACACATGACAAGGTTTGGGGCATTATTCAAATTGGATTTGATAAAGATACTGCTGAATGGAGTGACCCAAACTACTATAAACATCAAAACAAATATGTCACCTTCTGGGGCCGGCGTGGTGCTAAACTGCAAACTAAATTGTGGGAGAGCAATAGCAACTACGATGCTGAACACATGTTTAAAAAGAAACAGGACAAGGGTTATAAAAGAATTCGTAAGAGTGAATTAGATACAGTATACCCTGAATTTCAGTCTGACTTGGAAAAAACAGCGTTTTGGGCTGCATTAAAAGCATGAGCAAACACGGTCCTGTTTACTATGTGACTGGGTTCACATTCAACAACATCTATGGTGGCCAGACCGAGGACTACAGCCGTTCCATCCAGCAGATCAAGCGCTTGGCCCCTGGAGCGAATACTTGGGCGAACCGCTGGAAGCTGGGCAAGTGGAATTTAGCTGACCACCGTGGTAGTCTTGGTTATTTTGACACTCTGCGAGAAGCCAAGGCCCATGCACAAGCAATGTGGCCCGGTTGTGGATTCAAATCTTCTACACAGTTCAGGCGCGAATACGACCGGGAGGATAACTCATGAGCCGATCCAAAACCAAACAACTACAGCGCCGCTGCGCCGGCAAGCGCTCGTTTGACACGCTTGACCAAGCCAAGGCAGCGGCTGCGGGCCTGGCCTGGCGTCTTGAGAAACAGGGCAACCCCAAGGCCACATTCCTGCGCGCCTACGGGTGCCACTGCGGGCGGTTCCATTTTGGTAACAGCAAGGTCATCGACTGGGCAAAAGTTACCAAACCGTTTACATCCTTGATCAAGTGACTGACACCAACCTTATGGAGACATGATATGAAACTCATTGCAAGCATGATCGCTGTTTTGGCCCTTGTGGGCTGCACCAAACCTGCCGAAAAATCCTCCGCAGTGGGCCGCGAGTTTGTTGTGGAAACACTGTTCACTCACGAGGGATGCACAGTGTATCGATTCATTGATGGTGGCAACCATCGCTACTTCACCAACTGCAATGGTTCTACAGAATGGCGTGAAACTCATGGCAAGACTACTCGCAGGGTCGGCATTGACTAAAAATCCATTCTCTGTTACAATCATTTTTAGTAATCAACTCAAGGAATCACTATGGGATGCTGGAACAAAACGTGCGGTCTGAGCAATCTTCAAATCACAGCAGGCACCCCGGTGTATGTGTTTGTGTTGGAGCGAAACAAAACCTATGATGGGTGTTATGCCACAGGACTGTATCGTCCCTCGTTGTTTCCGTTTGTGAGTGAATACAACGACTACGGCGGCGGCGAAAACAGTTCAGGCGCTGCACTGGATTTGCTCATGGGCAGCATCAAGAACAAACTTGTGGAAATGCCCGAGGGCGAGAACAAATATCACGATATCCCAGTCACCCGCGACGGGTTTGACCCTGACAAGTTCTTTGACGCTGTGCATGAAGGACGCCTGAGCATTCAAGGGCGGTTCAGCCTCGAACCCACCGAACTGTCATTCACCATGATGCGCAAGGATATTGTGGATGACTTGCTGAAAACTCGTGAACTGGTGCGTTATGTGGGTGACGGCAAAGGCAACTATGACCCGCATGATCTTGGCAGCCTGGACTACCATCGCCACTGCTTCACCGACATTGTGGACAGCTTGAAACCCATGTTGACACACATGATGACTGACTACCGGGCGTTGCCCAAGGAAGAAGGTTTCTTCCTGGTGGACCGCTTGCATGATTATCGTGATCAATATCTGGCTGCTGACTGGATGGTTGGGTATAACGAGCATCTTTACAGTCGCTTGGTTGACGCACGCCAAATCCTGCGCAAAATGCTGGAAGTTGGCACTGCTGACGCTGTGGATCGTGTGATCCCGGTGTTGACTGATTTCCTGCGAGGTCGGTTCATTGACGATTTTATGCACTCGGCTCGCAAGACCTGGGTGCCTGGTGGACACGAAGGTTCGCAAAGCTCCAGCGATGCTGCATTGGTGGCCTTGTTCGGAGCCACATTGCGGGCAATCAATCGTGAACGCAAGGAAGACGGCCACAAGCCACTCAAAATCAAATGACACTACGTTATTACAAAATTCGCAAAAAGTCGGACCCCACTCAGTTTCGCAAAGCTGATGGCACTTGGAATCAGTCGGGCAAGGTGTATGACACCATTGGCAAACTGCGCTCGGTGTTGACTTACACACTCAACAACCCCTACTCCAGCAACCGACTTGATGACTGGGAAATTGTGGAGTTTGAAGTGGTGCAACGCGAGGTGCATCAAGTGAACGACATGATTCGGCCCGAACAATTGGTCAAACTTCTCAAACGATAACAATATGGAATATCCAGAAGAATATTGGCCCATGCATCTGCCCTGCGGTGGCGTGGCTCGGTTTGACTTCGACAGTGGCATCAGTTATCGTTGTCAAGACTGCGGTGCAGTGGTTGGCAGCGTCGGGCAGCCCCGAAAGTGCCGAGAAGAGGCTGACAAATGGGCGGCCTACGAGAAAGAAGGAATGTGGCGTTGGGACTACCGTGTTGGTCAACCGCAAGCCATCCAGGAGCCTGCAAAATCATGAAGTTTCGAGCCAGCAACCCAGACCGCTGGCAGCTGGTCAGTGACAATGCTGTGTGGATGTTTCCAGCACAAATCCAGCTCAGCACAGTGGAACTGGGCCTAGGCGGCATAGCCGGCGATAGGTTTGAGTCTTGTTTGTTTTGGGCCGACGGCGAAAGTGACGTGGTAGCCCGTTATGCCACTCGCGAGCAGGCTTATCAAGGGCATCGAGACTTGGAAGACCAGCATGGTCTCACGCGGCGGATCAATCCCTGGAACCACTACCTTTGGGATTGAACGGCACCTGCCCAAAACCACTCGACAATAAATAACAGTGTTGCTACACTGTGAGCATGCGCCGGTAGCTCAATGGTTAGAGCAGTGGACTCATAATCCATTGGTTGGGGGTTCAAGTCCCTCCGGGCGCACCAAATTTCTGGGGTTCGTATAATGGATAATACAGGGGTCTTCTAAGCCCTTAATAGAGGTTCGATTCCTCTACCCCGGGCCAACTTTTTCAAAAGGTGTTTCATGAGCGACAAGTCCAAACCCATCAAAGTGATTTTTTCCCCCGGCTGTTTTGACCACTTGGACTTGGCGAGCCAGGACGAAGTGGATCAGCTGACTCAAGAGCTGACAGAAATGTTTGCCAACATGACTCCGGAACAACTTGAGGGCATGAGTGTGCAACTGAGCGAGGAAGAATTCCAAGCCATCATGGCGGACCTGGCAGAGGAAGATGCGGCCGATGCCCTGGCTGCACAAGAGCTCAACCTCATGCACTTCCCTGCACCCACCACTCTGCAGTGACAGTGTGCATGCCCGAAATAACGGTACTGGTCAATAAATACCAGCATGTTGAGACTGCTGGCAATATTCATTTTCGTGGTTTGGCTGCTACGGCAGTGGAACGAAAAATCCGATGACGACAAGTGATGTTGCCCAAAACATTTGACAAGTGTTATACTATCAAAAATAATAGAGTTAACCAATGAGCGGATTCAACACATACAATGAATGCGTAGAGTGGTCAAAAGAATATATCGGTAGCCAAGAACTATGGATATTTGAGGATCATGATGGTGAGTTCCACGCTATTTCGCTGGTCAACGGTCAAGCAACATTCAATCACTACGCACATACAAACAAGTGGATTCCGCGAGGTAGGGTGTTTACTGAAACCAAAGTGGTCACAATGTGGACCGGAGTGCAGCCTGACCCATTATAAAGCATGCTAGCGAAGGACTAACCTTTTAAACTAGGGGGACGACCAATCCCGAGATACATTTCAACGAAAGTTGACGCTGGTACGGCTAGTATGTTTTATAATGGATCATAAGTAAGAGTTATTGCTGTATGAAGTGAGCAGAAACGGATTCAAGACGCGGGTTCGACTCCCGCCTGGTCCACCACAAGTAATCTAGAATGTGCTGTAGAAGCATAGAAGACCACTAAGCGGGCAACAGGACTTGGGTTTTAGATTACTTTTGATGGGCCAGACCTGGCTTCGATTGGGTCAAGAGTATGCAAATGGACAGCACGGTAGGCGATGACCGTAAATCAAGCAAAATAGTAACTGCAACCGCAGCTAACGACGAAGTCTTCGCTCTCGCAGCGTGATTTCCGAGGCAACTATGCCTTGTCACCCAAAATAGTAAAAAGGCTACTTCGGTAGCCTTTTTTCTTGGTTTTTTGTGATCTGTCATATATAATAACACTATGAAACGCACCAACACATCACTCAACATATTGTGGTCCTTAGACAATCTGGCCACCTATGAGCGTGACTATGGTGGGAGGTCTTTGTTGAGTTGACACTGTGACAGTGTAGTGATAACCCAACAAAGACCCTCCAAACTGGAGGGTTTTGTTTTTTGTAGTTGACTGAAAATCCCAGTGGTGCTACAATAGAGACAACTAGGAAGAACTGTGTTGCAAGTTTTTCCCAACAGCAGGCAGTGTTGCAAAACAACAACACCTGCAGTTGACACAAAAAGCTGTATGTCTTACAATAGATGTATGGTAAGGAGAACGGTGCATCGACACTGTGATCCCAAGTTCGTTAACAATCAGCAGTGCAGTTTAGGCTGATGACGGCAATCGTCAGAAGGTCTGTATCTTGTCCCTTGGCGCACCGCTTTGCCGAGCGCACCGCTTAGGAGTCGCCCATAGTGTAGCGGAATGCATACCGTCCTAACAGGACGGGGGCTGGGTTCGAGTCCCAATGGTGTTTAACAAGCGTCAGCCTAAACTGCACTGCAGAACAGTTGACACAAAATCGCAGGCGTGCTACAATGCATGCATGCGTTGAGAAATCAACATTGTTCATTAAAAATTTGCACACATGGCATTCCTGGAACTTGACTTAGATGTCAGTTCAGCGGACTTGTTCCGCAGAGCGGTTCCAGGAGGCCATATTCAAACGCACTAGATTTCTTTTGGTCGCATGACGGCGCTGTCCGGACTTGTGCTAGATTCCTTTTAGTGTGTTTGAATATGGCATGTGTCTGATCCACACTTGTCATAGTCGGGAGTAATTAACCCGACGACCCGTGGTAGTTTAATGGTAAAACGCAGCGAGGCGTTGGTTCGAACCCAACCTTGGGGTACGCCCTGAGTAGCTCAGTCGGTAGAGCGCAGCGCGATGAGGGTTTCGAAGTCCCTCCCACAATGGGTCATTAGCGAGATTTTTACAGAGGCTGGTAACCTAGGAACCCGTATCAGGCGGGGCTTGCAGAATGACCATCTGCATGTAAATGTCTCACTAATGCCTCATATCAAGGCGCTATATGCAAACGCACTCTATCCTGGATCGTATGGTCTGGGAGACAACAGGGCTCATGCTCTGGTAGTGTGTTTCCATATAGTGGAGCTATCGTCTATCGGTTAGGACATCAGGTTTTCATCCTGAGAAGCGGGGTTCGATTCCCCGTAGCTCTTCCAAGTTTTTGAAGTGTAAGGCATATGGGTAAGTGACTTGGCTCACGCTGATATCGACCGCCCGTTAGCAGTGCATTTCAATCTGGTGCGTTCATATAATGGTCATTATCCTGGATTGTCTATCCAGAGACGGGAGTTCGATTCTCCCACGCATCGCCAAGTTTTCATACTCAGTTCGTCTATCGGTTAGGACAGTGGACTTTCAATCCGCAAAGACGGGTTCGACTCCCGTACTGAGTGCCAGGTTATCATGGATGTGCTGAGCATTGGCGAGCTCAAGTGGCTGTAACCCACCCGCATACAAATAAGACTGTGTTGGTTCAACTCCAACCGCATCCACCAAGTTTTCCGGAGAGTCGCGCGAATGCGTATTCTTAAACGACCCGGTATCAGGGCGTCCTGTAGTTGATATTCATGGAGCTTGTTCCCTACGGCGGACTGTAAATCCGTTACCTGAATTGTAGGGTGGTCAAGGTAAGTGGTTCGATTCCATCAGGCTCCACCAAGATGTAGGCTTTAGAGTGATTGGAAATCCTATCTCCCTCACATGGAGATGTTGCACGGTTTGAGTCCGTGATAGCCCACCAAACGAAACACACCAGTGAGGGTCGGTCCCTTTCTATAGAGATTCCCAAGGAATGCAGCTGGTGTGTTTTGTAACCAAGGCGAATGTCATTGACCTCTCGGATGTCAGTGACCAACGGTTGTAAGTGACGATGGGTGGTATCGGAACTTTCACGAATCATGTGCGTGTGGTCTAAATGTTAGGGCACAAGGCAAGAGGGTAAAACCTCCGGATGCGGGTTCGAATCCCGTCACGCACGCCGAGCAACTAAGGCAATACCCACTACTAGAGTAGATGGAAACCGACCCACTGTAACCGGTGGGCTTCACAAGTGCATAGGTCCACTCGGTAAGGCTGGCAGCACTAGTGACGATGCGAGAGTAAGTCGGTCCAGTAGGGCAAGGAAAAGTATTGCTGGCGGAAAAAGCTGTCACCAGACAGAAGTTTGGGCACATCCTCGGAGGGGGTGGTTGGTCTAGACGCCGTGTGATCTGGTAAGAATTTTGGACCCGTAGCTCAATCGGGAGAGCGCATGCCTGTCACGCATGAGGTAGCGAGATCGAAACTCGTCGGGTCCGCCAAAACATGTTGCATTAGACTTCTGGTGAGGTCATCACCCTTTCAAGGTGACTAGACGGGATCGTAACCCGTATGCAACTCCAATTTCCATTCCGAGAAACCCGAGCAAGGTGCATGGGCTTGACTGTTAATCAATGGTTAGGTGGGTTCGATTCCCACACTCGGAGCCAATTGTTGTTACGAAAATTTCAGTTGACACTTGCTGCGAAAAGTTGTATCATACAATTTTAACGCAGAAAGGTGGTGTCATGCAGAACACAGTGATCATTGATCCGAGAGGTGCTCACGCTCCAACTCGCGACCAAGTGCTTCGCAAACTCATGCATACGCCACCGGATCAGTTGCAGAGTTTTATTGACATGCACAAAGATGGCTGGCTGGGCAGCGAAGGAGCCCTAGCAAGAGCCTGCGCCGCTGCCATCTATGCACTTGAACAACACTGCAAATAATTTTTCAACTGAAAGGCATTGAAATGAGCAACAGCAATCAGCAACGTGAACAACTCGAACGAGAAATTCGTCGAAACGAACGTGAACTTCGAGACCCATACAATGAATCCAAGTGGGTCGAACAGGACTCCCTCAGGGAAGCCCGTGAAAAACTTCACGAGCTTGACCGCAACCAGCGGCGCTGATTCCCTAGACGCGGAGCCAAATATATAGCAGAACACAATCGAAACTACCCCCGTAAAACTGGTCATCCTAGGAAATGCCAGAGTTGTTGCGTAGTAGGGCTCATTGTGTCAGAGGCGAGAACTCCTGCTATACTTTACATGGCCGACGGGACTGCATGGAGTGGTCGCTTGCCTGTCACGCAAGAGAGTCAGAGGGGATCGTTACCCCTGTCGGTCGCCATATAAAAACACGCCGATTGAGGTGATGTGCCCCGACGCTAGGTTTCGGGTATGACTATGGACCCTCCCATAGTGTGTTTTTATATGGTCATTGGTTGAATTAGGGTTCAACACAAAATCCAGAGCGGTGCGTCCAGCATCGTTAAGTAGGGAAAGTCGGATACAAACTGCGAAGTGACTGTGAGTGTATGTTGATTAGGCGCTATCGAATATCGTCGATATTCGATAGCGCAGCGCTATCGAATATCGGGCTACTCCCGACGCTATCGACATTTGTAGCTTGCACGAGCAAAAAGAGATTGGAAGGGAATTGATCACCCTGAAGGTCCCGAGCAGTCAAGTTCAAACGCCGACAACTGGACACCATATAAAAATGCACTGCGCCAGGTGCCACAACACCAGGACGTATTTGTGGATATGCCGGGCTCGACGAGCGCGGGCAGTGTTTTTCTATATGGGGTGTCTCTGTGTAAATGGCTAACAGCGGGTAGAAACTCTATCCGGTCAGCAGTTCGACTCTGCTACACTCCACCAAGTTTGAAATGTGTTGAAGATCAGGATCGGGAAGTCCGTGGCATTTGGCAAATTAAGTCCACGTGCCTAGTTTAAGTGCCTCAAAACAGCAACACATTCAATTTCAATGCCCCTTTGGACAAATTGGCAAAGTCGCTTCTCTCAAAAGGAAGAGTTCTCTCGGTTCGACTCCGAGA